TTTTTAGTTATTAACTGCGAAGGCGACTGCTCATCACGAGTAGCCGCCTTCTTTTATGTTATCAACTTATGGAAAAAGAATTTTATCTTATTTTGTCTTCTCTTCTGTTCTGTACCTCAACAATGCTTCCTGCAAAGGAATCTGTTGCCTTGAAGTTCGTCAACGCATATTTGAACGTGAAGTATTTCCAAGGCTTGCCACCGAGCGAAATCAATTTACACCAGTGCTTGCAGTCGTTGCTTCCGTAAATCTCCATGGCTATCTTTCCGTTATCGGAATCAAACAGATGCTTCACTGCTCTGAGTGATTTCAAGTTCATGCTACCGCCCAGCTTCAATGGTCTGGTAGTGAAGGAGCCTCTGTAGTTGTCCGTATCATCGTTGATGTCTGGCTTAGCCATGAGCGAATATACATTTCCGTCGATGTCTTGAATTAGGTTGTCGGGATAATCGTTCACTACAGCCTTCGCCATCATTCCGCTGTTCGCTATAGAGAAAGTCTTGTCTACCATATTATATATATATTGGTAGCCCTTGTCTTGGCTGAATATTCTCAACAGGGAATCCCGATAATCGTAGGCGATAAGACAATTCGTCAAAAACTCCAGGAACTTTCCATCACCCACGGATATGAAGTTTCTTGGTGTTCGTCCTCTCAGCTGTTCGCTCATGCACGCTACCTGGCCACCGCTAGATGCCATCAATCCTCTCTTTGCCGTAAAGTATACCAGTCTGTCTGTAGGCACGAATGGCGAATCTTCATTACATACTTCTCTTGAAATTGGGTGACTGGCACTATACAAGCCTTCTGAATTTACCGACATGCCGTAGATTCCTTCGTCCGTAAATACAATCAATGGATATTGACCAAACTGTCCTTGGCTTACCGCCTCGGTGTTGGCTGCAATGCCCAATATTCTGCCGGTGCCTACTGTATTGTCTCCCGATGCTTCAAACACAAACGGGTTGTTCACGACAGACGTAAATATCTGAGAGTTCAAATCTTCCTGAGCACCGTTATCTGTTGAAGGAATGCTTATGCTTGTATCCCAACTTACATCATTTTCCAGTTTCCCGAAATGGTAAGCGCCGTTCAGACGAGGATGCTGTTGCAGCTCAAATCGGATTCCTCTCTGATGCAGTGGATCATATATGATTACCTCTGATGCATTAGGGTCAGGATAATAGAACCAACCGGTCAGCGCACATGTCCTTCCGATGCCCGCCTCTGATTCTACCCATGTTGACATGGAGTTTGCTTCAATCTTCACGTAGTATTTGTATTCGTTTCGTGGTTCACCGTCTAGAGCCGTGAAATGATTAAACCCATCGAAAGGCTTTCTCTTTGCGCCAAAAGAGTTCAGTCTTCCGTTGTATGCAAACATCTTGTCAAAAACGTAGTGTGCCCAGCCGTAGTAATCATCTTTCTGCAGCTGTTCCTGTGTCTCCAGGTTAGACAGCACACCATCCTTGATTTCTGCCTTCTGGGTAGTGCCGTTCAGCTTTGAAGAGTTGATTCCTATCTGTTCTATCTTGTAAAACACACTCCTGCCAAGAAGCTCTTCCCTAATATCATCTTCTGTCTTGTATTCGGGCATGATTCTCATACATGGTTCGCCCGTTGAACTATTTCTTGAATATATAGACTTCTCGTATATGTCACCACTTAGGGTGTCATGAAACGCTTTTCCGTATACTTCATCGGGGTAGGCAAACTTCCAGTCTTTATCTAGCTTGAATGGTTGTACACCTTTGGTTGCAAACAGGCTGATGTTCTTTACAATATCTTCCCAATCATCACTATTTGGTATAGAAATGGAATAGGAAAGAGTATAGCCGTACATGGTGATGCGTGCGACTTTTGAACGAAGATGTGAATTGCAGTTTGCTGTTACGCATGGATAGCAGATAACTGGGTTTGAAATTCGCGCATACGTTCCATCAAACAGTTTAAGTGCTGACCTTACGAAAAACGGAAACAAGAAAATATTGTCTTCTGCTGCTTTATTGATAATGGAAGATACATGTCCTACTACAGCATTCTGAAATAGGTTCTTGTTGTTTTCATCATCTATCGTAACGCTGTACCCCATAAATTTCTCTGTTTTCGCCACTGGATTTGTCGTGACTGTTACTTTACTCACGGCGTTATCACCATTGTTTTTGATGTATCTTATCTTTTCAATATAACATACATCACCATTCGCATCATATTTAATTTCAAGTTCTTTACTATTCACGAACCCTTCATATTTAATACTTGTGTCTGCCTCAACGTTCCCAGCGTAAAACATATAGAAATGCACTTCTGGCTTAGGCAACTCCGTTCCAAGGTCCTTGTATTTGTTTCCTTTATATGTAATGTAATGCAAGCCACCCTCTGTAGCTACAACCAGCGTATTGCCTATACTCTTGATGTCCTTTACCTTTCCAACTTCAAAACTTGCAGGAACTCCACTAGGCGGCATTTCGATTCCGTTGCTTCCTCTAACATACCAGTAGATGGTCCGGTCTTCATCGTAAGCAATGATGTTCTCGTAATCTGCCATCTTGTGAACGTACATGATCTTCTGCCCCGCAATCTCACCAATCTTGACAGGATTCTGAATAGGTTTCATTTCCCCATCACGAAAGATAAAGCCGTCAGACTCCAGTAATTCTGAATCGTCTGAAAGCAAGTCACTCGGCACATTCGTCATTCCCTTGCCAAAACTCAAAGTCTTTCTTTCCAAGTTTCTCTCCATAGCTCTTTTGTTTATATTTTTGCAGCAGTATACACACCGTCACCGCCGCTTCTTGTTTTTTCTTTCTTCTTCCATTGAGGCTTCTCCATGTCATTGGCACTCACCCAAAGACCGATTGCCGTACTCATCAGAACATCATCATGATTACCGTTGCCCACGATGTTGCCGAGACTTCCATCATCATGTCGCTCATAGATTCTCAGCTCATGATACATTTCCTTGTCTGGTTCATCCCAGAGCATATCATCCACAAACTGCTCCAAGTTGTCAATTATCCATCCCTTTGTAAGCTTGTTGGTTTGAAAACCATACTTTGCTAGCACATCATCGGTCACGTCTTCCGGGCTGGTAGTTCGCTGATAAAGATTATCGTAGTAGTCGGCAATCTCGTTCAGGATGCTTCCGAAGTGGTCACCTTCCGTATTGTTGTTTTTCTCTCTATCTGCCGTGTTACTCTCAATCACCAGTAGGGCATCATCATAGTAATGGGCTAGGGCTGCAGCCATCCACGCCAGCTTGTCGTGTCTTACATGACCTCTATATCTAGCTACTACCTTCGGTTTGCCCTTGACGGTCGGAATCATTCCGAATCGGTCTATCACCGTCATGACGGTATAGTCAGAAGTGGTACTCTTACCGCCAATATCCACGCTCACCAAGTATCTGTTCTCCACCTGCAGGACGTTAGGAACAGCCCAAATCTTCAAGTCTCCGTCACCATCTGTTCTGATGCTCACCTTCGATTTCTCAATGGTTGAATCATTCTTGTTTCCGTCAACAATGATGTCTGCCGTATAGAGCGGTTCACGCTTGTACTTCTTCTGCAAATCATCAATACTGTACGGATTGAATACCAAATTACCTGAGTTTCTGAAAGCATCTTCTTCGTCAACTGGCGCCTCTGTAGCACAGAAGGAATGGGTGGTAAACTTGTTGCGGAAGTTTCTGTACCACTCGATGGCTTGGAAACAAGCACCCTTTTCCCACATTCGCCAGAAGAACTTCCCTGTCTCTCGGTAGCCTTTCGGGTTGCTACTCTTGTCTCTGTTCTCCAATAGCCATCTTGCAAAGGAACGCTCATTCTTCACCTCTTCCATATCATGCTCGATAAAGAAGCAAGGAATGAACAGGAACGAATAGGCATCATTGTTCTTCGGGTCCATCGCCAACTGGCATTTCTCATAGAAAAAACCAGAGTTACCTTTGCCGGTACTCTCGAATACCTCTAGGTTATCCTCTTGGTTTCTGATACCACCCGATATTGACGAAATCACGCCCTCAGGATCATGCTCGGGAGTCTTCTTCCAATAAGCCACCTCTGAATAGTGGGCACAGTGGAAGTTGCTACCTCGCACGGAATCGAAGTTCTCGAAAGAAGCCACGGTCAGTGTACTTCTTCGGATTGCCCTCATTCCGTCTGTAACTTGGAAATCGTCTGGTGAGTTCTCGTAAGGAGAGAATTGAAGCTTCGCTCCCGGTCTGCCAATCGTCCATCCCGGTTGGTTCTCCAAAGCCTTTCGATACATCGCCTTGATTTTCTTTGCCGTGTTCTTCTGCTGGGCAAGTACGATAGCATTCCAACCGTCCTTTCTGAAATCCTGCAACCATTTTATGTAAAGCTGGGTGAGGGTAGAACCACCCCATTGTCGGGCTTTCAAGATAACTACACGGATAGCCCTGCCGCTGGTTCTCAAATCCTCAAATATCTTCAAGAGTTTTCGCTGAGGATAGTTCAGCTTGAAAGGTATCATGTCACCGCTTACCTTATCCTCAATCTTGTCTGTAGCATAAAGGGCAAATTCAGGGTCTTCTCTGAATCTGACTTTCATGATTTCGAAGGTGAGCACCATTTTAAGCTGTCTGGTGTAATAGCTTTTCTCTTCATACTGCTTACCCCATACCTTGATGATGTATTCCTTCATGCTGCCCAGCTGTTTCAGTCCCCTATATAATAAGGTACGCATACATTCTTTGGGGACCCACATCTTCGGAATCATGAAGTCGGGAAGTTCCAACAGTTCACGATGCTCAAAATCATAACACCCTTCGCCCGTCCAAGGGTCGTAGGTGCCATAAATCTCATCATACCGTCTTTTGTTCTCGGCAACGAGTTCATCAATATCTACTTCTCTAACTAATGCCATCGCCCAACTCCTTTATTTCTTCAAAATCCGCATCCATTATCTGCGGAACTTGCGTAACGTCCAAGGCATTGTTGTCTGTCTTGGTCTGTGCCAGTGCTGCCAGCTGCTTGAAGTCTTCGTCCAGTCCATGCGTCACGCTTACCTCGCTCTGTTTAGGAATCATGTGTTTGGTCAGGTCCTTGTAGATGGTGACGTATGTCTTAGGGTCATATTCTGCCAGCTGATCCATGCACTCTTCAAACTTTTCCTGATTCCTTGCCAAGAAATCTCTGATATATTCTTTCTGCGCACTCTTCCTTGCCGGAAGAATAGTCTTGGCTTTTTCCTTCTTCTCCTTCTGAAATTCCCTTACCGATTTAAACTCATCATATTCAAAATCTTCCATAAGCCTTCCTTTCCTTTTTATCCAAATGGCTTCAATGTATGAATCATTCCACCCGGCTTGCTGGCATTGGCTGCTTCTAGAATCTCCAGCTCATCGTCTTCCAGCTGTGTAGCCTTGTCAACGGTCAGCGGGTCTTTACTTGTCAATGTTAGCAGGAAGTATTCATACAGAGCGCCTGTTGATATATAATGATGTATTGCCTGCGCCAGTTCGTCCAGTCTTGCATCGTCCCAGTAATCTGGCATTCTCAGCCACATTTCCTTCTCATCCCATTCCTTCAAGGCATTGTCTCTTACCATGCCCTGCGGTTTCATGATGTAGGCAGAAAGTAGACCTTCTACCTTTTTCAGGTATTTGTCGAACCATCTGTAAAATAGCGGTCTTTCCTGCGTGTTCTCACTTGTCGGAACGGTATTCGCTATGTTCGGGTCACTCTCTTGTCTTACTCTTCCCATCATGTGGGTTGTTGCATCTATATCATACCAAAGTTGGTTGGAATAGATAAAGATGTGCTTGTCGAAATACACATGGGCAGGACGTGGAGGCTTTGGAAGGAAAGGATTTGGCTCAGGCTTCCATCCTTTCTCTCTGAGGAAATGCGTAGGGTGTAATGAATTGAACTCCATCTTATACCTCCTTTGCTATGGTTACTTCAATTTCCGTTTTCAGCTTGTCGCTGTGACGTGAAAATAATGTCACGTAAGCCACTCCGGTGTTCAGCGGTCTCAGCCAGAAGGTATGAGGCTCCTGCATTCTGTGAACTTCCAAGATACAAGGGTCGCTGCTTCTTGCCTCAATATCATCAATAGCCCCATCGTCAATAGAGTAGGATAGGGTTACCTTATCGTTCTCTACTGCTATTGTAACGCCACCGTCCGTGTCGCTTCCGTCAACCTTGGCGGTAAGACTCTGCGTATAAGGAACGGTCGGAACGGTTGGGCGGCACAGTACGAAACAGCGTCTTATTTCTGTCTCGTCTATGGAAAGGAACGAAGCGTAAGGTTCTGCCTGCTTCATGTTGCCTGTTTTCAGCCACCACTGGTAAAGCATGTAGTCTGTTACGTACTTGGCAGAAATTCGGGCTAGCGTGTCGGTCAGCGTGCCGTTGAATCGTCTTGACACCTGTAGGGTGAATGTCACGATGTCATCCTTCCCCTCCTGGTAGTATATCACGTTGTCGCCCACTGTCTGGGCAGTAGGGACCAGATAGTCTACAAAGAGGGTCTTAAGCTTTTCCAGGGCAGTATCAAAGTCGAGCGTCAGCATCCTTTCGTGCGTCTCATCGTCTCCTGCCGTCTCATGATAGCTTACCTTCTGCGTGGCTGCATCCCCTGCACTCTCGTCTATCTTTCCCTTCATGAAGGTGGTTGACTTGACTGTCTCAATCACCAGCGATTTTAGTATTTGAAATTTGATAATCATACCTTTGTTATTTTAATTCAACATCATTTTCGTTATCTCCTAATGTCATGCCGCCAACCATTTCCGAAAGTCTCTTCCCCGAACTCGTTGGTTTGGTCTTTGTAAATACAAGCTTGATGGCGGCATTCAGATGATTGGTCATGTCGCTCTCATACTTCTTTGCCAGCTCCGGATAATTCATTCCCAGTACGGCGTTTGCCACGTAAGCCACAACATAGCCTATCAGATTCCCTTCGAATGGAACCGTTACGCTCGTCTCTGTCCCAGCCCAGCGTGAATTGTTTATCTTAAATATCAGAAAATCACCGCTATCATAATAGGTTACCAGCTGCGCCATTTCTCCAACAAAGGTTTCCACGGCGGCATTGATATATTGCTTCATCACGTCCTCTTCCGCACTTGATAGTGTGATTCCAGCAAAGGCAGTGTTCCCTTCCTGGTTCTTCTGCCTTTTGCCCATGATGGCAAGATGCTTCTTTACCGCATTCTTGACATGACTCCAGTCTATTGTTATCTGTAATTCCATACCTTATGCTGCTTGATTGTTATACAAATTCATAGCTTGTGCCACTGCGTTCTGGTCTGCACCCTGTACTACGCCATTTACTACCTGACCGCCGCCTTGCTGCTGTGCCATTGCCTGTTGCTGCTGATACATCTGTTCCAGTTGTGCCTGCTGCTCCTGCACGCTGGCAAGCAACTTGTCTGCATAAGGCTTGTTTACGTTCTGCAAGTACTGAATCAGGTTGATTGCACCCATCTGCAGCAACTCCTTCAAGTCGTCATTCTGCAAAGTGTTGAAGGCAGCAGATGCAGCTGCATTCTTGATGCTTATCTTGAAATGAATGTCTCTTGCAGATAGCCTGTCATAGCTGTAGGTGTTCAGACCGTCCTTGTTGAAAATCTTTCTTCCGTCCTCGTAGAACTGTTGGATAACTGAGCATTTCTTCATGGCAAGCTTCTCTGTAAAGATTTCCATGTCGGATAGGATGGTGTAAAGCGAAGTGGTTGCATTCTGACTCTCCTGTGCATATCTTGCAGCCGATGTACCAGCAGAAGGAGTCTTGCCCTGCAAGGCACCGCTCACGTTTGTCACCTCTCTGATAAGGTTCAGCTCTATCTGCAAGAGTTCGTTCGTTCCGATGTTCACCGCATTCGAAGTGATAATCTCTGGCTTCACGTTCGGCATCGTTCTCTTTGGCGTATAGAATATCCATCCATCGTATTCTATTGCCTCTTCCATGAACTGCTCCGGTGTTCTTCCACCCAGTACGGTTGTAGGTATCATCTTGAATCCCTTGAAGCTGCTTCTGATACTCATGTCGTTCATCACGATCAGGCGGTTGATGTAGCGCTGCTGGTCTATCACGTTGGTCATGAACGGATGAATCTCTCCGTTGATGAACGGATAAAGCTTCATGGTGTATGGGTGACTCTTGAAATCGTAAGGAGATTCACCACGACAGAGGACCGTACCGTCAGGAGCCATGAAGGTATAGTACCAGTATTTATCAGAAAGCTCTTCCGATGTAATATAGGCACGTTCTTCTTCCGGCACACCGTATTCATCATACTGCCTCTTTCGCTTCTCGTTTTCCTGAATCAGCTTGTTTATCATAGCCGTGTCTTCCAAATCCACACGGAACCAAGCGTTGTTCATGTTCCTTGCAATAGGGTCGAAGCATTGCAGCCTAGGCTTGGTTTCCGTACTCCATACCTCAATCACTCTTACGTAGTGTCTGCCCTTGTTGGTGTAATCGAAGCTGAGATTATCCAAAGCCTTTTCCTCATTGAACTCGTAGCCATAACTGCTATCGTCTACATCATGAATGTCAAAAATCCTATTCAGATCATCAACCGTCAGTCCGTATTCCCTTCGGGCAAACTTCTGATACAGGTCTTCCTTGCTTACGTCATGCAGACAGCCTATCAGACAAACGTCATTGTGTCTTGGGTCGCTTCCGCACTCAAAGAACATGTGGTCCGGTTCCATTGCGTCCGTCCAAGCATCGGGCATTTCAAGTTCCCGGTCTTCCCAGCTCTCCCTCACGAACATCTGACCGCCCTGCAGGTAGTCCTTGATGAGGTGATTCAGCAAATCCTGCATGCCGGTTGTCTGCCAGTTGCATTGCATCGTAGCACTCATCATGTCGCTCAGTTGTCGGGAGTCATTATCTCTTGCAAAGCAGACTGGTTCCGTGCCCTGCTTGGCGTAGAGACCGGCAATAGATTCCAAGATACTTATCATGATGTTGTTGCTCATTGGTGTCTGATTCCGCTTCTGCATATAGGTTTTCTCAGACATTTCTTCCCAATAGCCCCGATGATAAACTCTGATGGTGTCGCTCCATTGTTCACCGTTACAGTATCTCATGGTTCTTGCTCTCGTCTCCCTTACACCGCTCAGGTTATTCCAGTCGTTCTTACATCGGGTAAGAAGTTCCCAGTCCTTGCCGTGCTCCTGTCTCCGCTTTCGAGCCTTGACCGAATCGTATTTGTTATGCCGAGGCATCACTCTACTAAGTGTTAATAACTTTGCCTTTGCCATATTTCTTTACACATTATTAATTATAGGCGCAAAAATAGGTAAAATCATTGCTTTCTTTGCGGTGTTCCAATCGACTGGTATATACTGATTTGGAACACCGCAAAACTTCTTTGTTTTCTTTGCATTTTTGCCGAAAAGTTTCAAACAGTTATAACTATGACAAAAGAAGAATTAGAAAAAATGAACGCAGAGGATGCTACGCAGCAGGAAGCTCCAGCAGAGCAGGAGACTCCACCTGTTGACGAGCGACCTAATCGTACAGCCTTCTCCAAGCGCTTCTCCAAGCGCCATTCTGACATCGACTTCGAAGACAAGGAAGCCCGCTATGCTGCCATGAATGATGATGCTGACAGACTCGGCGAGTATGAAAAGAACGGTCAGGCATTGAGTAAGATGCTTGACAACAACAAGTGGCTTGGCGCCATGGTTCTTGATGCTACACGCAAGGGCATGCACCCCCTTGAGTGGATGGCTTCGCAGGGTATTGACATCAAGGCTGCTCTTGAAGACGAAGAGCTTTCCAAGAAGGTAGCCGATCAGATTGCCAAGTTCCAAGAGAAGGTAGCCGAACAGGAGAAGCACAGCCAGCAGTTGGATGAAAATCTGAGAAAGTCTTATGAGGCTTTGCTGAAGTTAGGTCTTTCCGATGATGAGGCAAACGACCTTTACGGTAAGGTTTGGGGCGTCATTCAGGATGCCGAGGAAGGCAATATCTCTTCTGAGACATGGAATCTCTTCAAGAATGCCTACAACTACGATTCTGATATTTCTTCCGCACGTGAAGAGGCTGCCATGCAAGCCCGCAATGAGAAGATTCAGAATAAGGTCCGCTCTTCTGCAACAGAGGGCATCCCTCCTTCGCTGTCTAGTTCGGGTGCAGGAAATGAGCCTGCCAAGAAAAAGGTAAAGAAGAGAGCTTCCAGCTTCTTTGATGATATTGGTTAAAATAAGATTATTAATCTATAAATATAAGTATAAAATGAAGAAAGTAATTAATTATTTTTCTAATCGTCAGTTCATCTTCAAGATGATTCTGATGCTTCTTGCTGTTGTTACAGGCGGTGGCGTAATGGCTGTTGGTGATGCTGTTGAGCCTGACTTGAACGAACCGGGCGCTAAGCCTGCAACAACCGAAGAGACTACTGCCAATGAGCAGGTAGATAAGGATAAAAACGACATGCTTGCCCCTGGCGGTAAAGCGGCTGGTCAGTCATTGACCGGTACGCAGGCTTCTGCTACGCAGATGGACCGAGGTGGTCTTGAAGAGGAAGACTGGGACACGGGTGAAACTAAGTTCCGTCCATATCATACGCCTCTCCTTTCTATCGTTAAGAAGTTTACAACCACCGTTCCTTGTACTGGCTACAAGAAGAAGCACGCACGTTATGGTGGTGAGACCTTGGATGGCGAGGTTACACAGCCTATTGCTACTGGTGCTTCCATCAAGCTTACCAAGACCAACTTCTCAGGCTCTTTGAAGCCATTCTACGAGGGTTCTACTGCTATCGTTCCTACCGTAGCTGGTTACAAGCGTGGTTCTACTACCGTACGTGAGGGTCGCTTGGTTCTCTTTGTTACCAGCGCCAATAAGGCAGGTACTGAGGTAACCTTGCAGGCTATCAACGGTAAGGCTAACGAGGAGGGTGCAGATTGCGAGTTCTTGGAGAACATGACTTGCCCTGATATTCCAACTGGTACTGTCATCCTTGCTGCTTCTACAGCGCTCTCTGAGTCTCAGATGAAGGTTCCTGCTGAGAACTACCAGCCTCGTTCTGCTGATGTTTATCTCCAGAAGCGAGCATTCTCTATCGTCTTCACCGAGGACTTCGAGACCATGAAGAAGAAGATTCCTCATACCGTAAAGGATATGAAGGAAGACGCACTCAACAAGTACAAGATGCGTGCTGAGCGTTCTTATTGGATGGGCACTAAGGCTCGTATTCACTCTACTACCAATGATGGTGCTGATGAGTACACCTACTTCGCAGAGGGAATCTTGAATCAGCTGACCAACCAGTACGGTATCGGTGATGTTTACAAGTACGAGGATTTGACTGCTATCAGTATGTTGATGTTCACTGACTTCTCCGAGTCTGACCACATCTATATGTTCTGTGGCAAGAACGCAATCAAGCGCCTGATGAACATTGAGATTCCAAAGGGTCGCACAGAGGTTCTTTCTACCCACAAGGAAATTGACATTACCTTCTCTCGCTACGTTGACAACTACGGTACTATTGATTTCGTTTGGGATCAGACTCTTGACATGATGCACATGGAAGACTGCATGGTTGGTATGGACTTGAAGGGTGCTCGTCACTATGTGAAGGAGAAGGGCAAGGATAAGACCAACGACATGAGTAAGGATGGCTACGACCCACGTGAGGCTAAGCGTTACATGCACATCGAGGCAGATTGTATCGCTCTTCGTGGCTACAACTCTATTTTGGTCGGTCCAGAGGCATTCATCACCAACCTTGGTGTTACAGGCATCGTGAACAGCATCATATCTCTGAAGACTCTCCCTGATACTGCCGCTAAGGGAATGAAGGTAGCTTTGACAGAGGACTACACCAAGGAAGAGACTACCTACGAGAAGGGTAAGGTCTACGAGTACGATGGTACTAAGTGGAACTTGTATGCCGGCATGGACGTTGCTGCATAAGGCTTCTTTTTCATCTTTAATATATAAATCACGCAGAGGGGCAGGAGTTGAAAGCCCTGTCCCTTTGTTATTAAAATAGAAAATAATGATTAAGACATATAGATATAACGAGCTGTGTAATAATGTAAGCCTTACGCTTTCCGGCGCTAGCGGTAATACTATGCGCTACAACTTTACTCATGGCAATACTTACATGCGTAAATGCCCAGAGCTTACTCTTCGCAACAAATATGCGCAAGACCTTTTGGATAGCCATGAATTGGTAAGGAGCGGAAAGGTTACTTGCATTCGCACAACTCTTGAAGAGTCGGATATTGTGCAGGAAGAGCAGCCTGCAAATGAGTCTGCCAAGAAGGTAGCTCAGCCTCCAATGAACGAAGAGGTAAGAGACATTCGCACAGCAGACGAGGTGATCAATTACGTAAATAATCGTTTTGACAAGGAATGCAAGACCCTTGCTACTGCCATGAAGCATGCTTCTAAGGCTGGTCTTATTTTCCCAGACTTTAACGAGTAACATATATATAATAAGGTGTAATGAGTGTAGAAGAAATCATAAAGGCAGTACGTTGGTGCATAGACGAGGAATCCAACAACACATCGAAAATCACCGATGAGAAGGACGATTTTTATATGGATAACATCATCAAGTCGAAGATTAATGACGCTTTGCATTGGCTTACCATCACTGCATCCTCTTCCGCTGTCTTGGCAGATTCCAAGAAGATTGGCGCTACCACTTCTACCTTGCAGGTTTCTACCTACAATGAGCAACTGGGCATTGGAGTAGTCTCAATGGATGCCGACACAGAGATTATCAATGTCTCTCGCATTCGTGGCAAGGACTGGTTCAAGGCTGTAGTGCCGGTAGAAGATACTTCCGATGAAGCACTCATGATGTTCGATGATACCGCCAAGGGGACCAAAGACCGTCCTCTGGCTACTATCCTTCGGGAAAATCCTATTCGGATTCTCATGCAGCCAATGGCAGACGAGGCAACCGTTTCTTTTGTCGGCGTTCCAAAGAACATCAATACTGAGTCTTCAACAGATATTGCCGTTCCGGATATGCTGAAAAATGCTTTCATCTACTACATTGCTTATCTGTTGCTCTCTGCATACGATGATACAAAAGCTACTCTGATGTACGCTATCGCCTTGCAGCAGCTGGGAGCACAAACTTCTAAAAGCTAGAATATATGAAGAAGATTCGATTACATAATGACATTCACGTCAGTTGGGGAATCACTACCAACGGCAAGCAGGAATCACTTGAAGCCAAAACCTTGCAAGTGCAGCTTGTCGTATATAATAAGGTGATAACCGTCCCCGATTTCTCCATCAAGGGAAATGTTATTTCTTTCGAGTTTTCTGGTTCTCAGCAGAAGTATTGTGGAGTCTATACCTTGGTGTGTCGTGATACGACAAACGGTAATCTGAGCACCATTGACAAGACCGAAGCTTTCGAGCTGGTCCCTCATAGCGAGGAAGAGCAGGGTACAGACAACCCTAATGTTGCACTTGAAGTGGTAACTCTCAATACCGACCGTGATTCTTCCACCATCGGTAGGGCTGCTACCATTGAGATTGGTGAAGTGAAGACGCTGAGATCAGGCGCAGCTGCCTATGTCCGCAATTCGGGAACTACAAATGCTGCTGTTCTTGACTTCGGTATCCCTTCTGGCTCAAACGGTAACGATGGTATGAGCGGATACGGAATCTCAGCTGAGCCAGCTTCCGTTACATTCAATACCGATTCCAAGGGAAATATCTCTTCCAGCCAAGACAAGCTGATTCGAATGAAAGCCTACTTGGGTGGTCAGCAGATTGATGATGTTACGATTGTCGGTCTCAGCACTACCAATTTCGCCAACACCGTATCAGCTGAATCTGATGGAAAATCATTCTATCTCAGGGGAAGCGACCTTCAAACGGTCCATACTACAGATTTAGATGGCAATTCCATCAAGGTTCCTGTCACGCAGGCACAGGTTGCTGTAGATTGCAAAATCGGTGGAAGTGATTTGGTATACTCTACGATTGTTCGTGTTTTCGTGAATACGCAGACCTTCTACACTACCTTGGTCAGCAATCAGAAGATGTTCAAGCAGACGTTCACGGAATTGAGCAATTCGCTTGACGAGCAGGGCGTGAAGCTTGAAAAGTACTATTCCGAGTTTCAGCAGACAGCAAGAGGCTTGTCGGCAACCATATCGTCAAACAAGCAGGATGCAGACGGTTCTATTGAGAATATCACCAACAAGCTTGAAGCCACTTCTAGCTCTCTTTCTTCTACCATTGAGGCAAACAAGAAAGATGCTGATGGAAACTTCGAAAAGTTAAAGACTGAGTTCAAGCAGACAACAGACGGAATCACTTCTACAGTAGAGAAGAATAAGACTGATGCAGACGGAAAACTGGAAAAGCTGAGTGCTGCAGTTACTCTGAATGCCAACCAAATTGAAATTGCGAACAGCCGTTTCAATGCGGACGGAACATTGAAGAATAAGTCTGGTCTTATGACTACCGATGATAAGGCTACGCTTGCAACAAGGGAATATGTTGATGGGAAGGTAGTTTCTGAGGCTTATATACGGACGATGATTCAGAACGGTATTTCCACCGCAGAGATTTCTGCTGATCAGATTAATCTGTATGGTCATACCATGAGTTTTCAGTCTGGGCAGATTGAGATATATTCAGATAACTTGAAGCTTGATAGTTCTGGCAATCTGAAAGCATCGGGAGACATCTATGCAAAGACAATTCGTCTCAAAACCTCTACTTCCCACGACAATATTCTGAGTGGCTCTTTATTGCTGGGTGGTGGGAAATATATCCTCCCTGCTTTGTCTGAGGAAGATGGTTGCGTAAATATCAAACTGTATGCACCGTTGATAACAAGAAGTAGTTTTCCTCCTACGCTGGAATGTATCAGCGGAAATGTGTTCCTGCAGTTGGCTTCTGAAAAAACGGAACTTCCGAAATCAGGTAGCAAGGAATTGGAATATGGAGCATACGACTTGGTAGGATTCTGCAACAGCGGAAACACTTTTTGGATTATTAAATAATGCGATTATGAAGATAATTAGAAATAACCTTATCCCTCCAAAGGGATTCATTGCAATAAACCTCTTCGGAGTGTTGTTTGTCAGAGGAAACAAAACCCTCTCGCAGCAAACGGTAGTTCATGAACAAATACATACCAAGCAGATGCGGGAAATGTTATATGTCTTCTTCTATCTCTGGTATTTGTTGGAATGGCTCATTCGCCTCTTGGTTATCCGCAACCCTCACAAGGCGTATCGGGCAATCTCTTTCGAGCAGGAAGCACGTGAGTATCAGCAATACCCCGCCTATCCTCCAAATAGACCTCATTACAGTTGGACGAAATATCTTACAAAACAATGGAATACGTAGTTTCAACATACAGCGAAGAGGAACGTGCGTGGATAACCCAGGAGATTCCCTTGCAGCGAGACATCTATTTGATGATTAAGCTCAAGCGCCCTGGCAAGCTCATCATCCGTCAGGATATTGGCGATGGCAAAAAGCCAAGAGCGCCCATCCGAGCGCACAAGAACATGGATAAGTTCTATCTCAGAATGAGAATTATCCCAGAGAATGTTAAAATTCAAATATTCACTTCATCAGAACCAAAAGAAATAAAATATGCCTACATTTAGAGAAGATGTTAAAATAGGAGCGAAAGTTCCAATGATGAAGACAGATGATTATAACGATCAATCTGTCACAAAAGACAAGATTCGTGACGGCAATATTACTTCCGAGAAGTTGGCTGACGGTGCGGTTACAGCCCAAAAGCTTGCCCCGTCTATCCGGCAAGAGATAAATGATTCTGTAACTGCATCCAATGAGGCAACCGAGAAGGCAAAAGAAGCTGCCGCCAAAGCTGATCAAGCTACAGAGAATGCAAAGCAGGCAACTGTAGCAGCTACAGCAGCTAAGGAAGCTGCAGACAATGCTACTCAGTTAGCAACCAACGCAACAACAGCATCTGTTCAGGCTACAGAGCAGGCTAAAGCTGCCACAACCAAGGCAGAAGAAGCTACAGTAAAAGCTAATGAAGCTGCCAAAAAGGCAGATGATTCCAGAGAGCAGACAGAGCAGACTCTTGGTACAATGCAGGAAGTCATTGATAAAACAGCCATCAAGGACGAGGAAGGAACCTTGATAGAAACTCCTTTCCGCTATATTCAGAACGAGGAATTTATCTTTGCCAAGGTAGACGCAGAGGGCAAACTTCTCTTCGGTATTCAGTGGGATGGTACTCCAAAATTTGGTAAGACAAGTGCAGTAGAGGATAGATTGCAGTCACAAGTAACTCTTCTTGCAGAGAGAGTAGCAACTATCATGGGTGATGAAGACACAACAAATGTCATTGACACCATGAATGAGTTGAAGAAGTTCTTTGCTGAGATTGAGAATACAGAGACACTTACTGGCATTTTGGCTAATCTTGATAATGTTGCAAAGAACCTTGATAAGACAACTATTAAGGATGAGGAAGGTGTTGTTCAAGATACTCCATTCAGAGTTATAGAGAATGAGGAGTTTATCATGGCTGTTGTAGATTCAGAGGATAGACTTCTCTTTGGTATTTACAGAGCAACTGGCAAGCCATATTATCCTCTCAATGAAATGTATCACGTTGAGCAGAATGAAGAGTTCTTCGCTCTTTGGAAGGATGCAGCTAACCATGTACTTCTTGGTATCAGAAGAGACGGACAAATCATTGGCGAAATCCATGCTGTCAATGCCTTAAAGCAAGTTATCTCTCAGCTTCAATCAGATTTAGCTGCTTTGCAGGAGAAGGTAGGCACAATAGATACCAACCTCAAAGAGCTTCTTTCTGTATTCTCATTGCAGGATAATGAGGAATACCTTGCAGTGGAGACTGATACTGATGGCAAGGTACTTTCTGCAACCAATCCCGATGGTAGCCACTATATCCACAAGGTAAAGTCAGAGACTATCCCAGAGGAATTTGAGAAAATCGAAGACCCAGAGGGTAGAATGAGAATGGAGACTGATGCAGAGAATAGGGTCTTATCTTACAGGGATTCTGATGGAGTAAAACATGAGACTAATATGCAAGTGGATAAACTTGAAGTCTCTGAACTTAATCTCAAAGGTAACAGCGTTAACAATATCCAAGATGCTCTAAAGGCTAATGGCTTTGACGTAAAAACACCTATAGATTGGAGCGACAGTAGATTCATTCAGATACCAGAGCCTCGCTTTGCCATTATCAACATTACTAATATTGATAGTATGCCTACTACCAAGACGCAGAACAAAAAAGCATTCTTGGAGTTTTGGGATATGCAAGGTAACTACTTCAAGAAGCACGCTATCCTCAATGCACAAGGTAATACCTCAATGTGGTTTGAAAAGAAGAATGTGGCTATTGACTTATGTGATGATGAGTGGATTGGCGATGATACTCCAAAGATAAGAATTGGCGAATGGGTCTCACAAGACAGTTTCCACATGAAGGCATACTATACTGACTTCTTCCGTGGTGTTGGTGCTGTGTCTTACAAGCTATATGACCAGATTGTACGAACAAGAGGAAATATGTATGATAGACCTTGGAAAAAAGCCCTCATTAATATGTCTAAAATTGGCACTACAACCAGGAGTCTCGGTAATCCTTATGTAGGCGATTTCTCTTTGCTTACAGATACAGGAGCTAGATGTTTCCCTGATGGTTTTCCTGTGGCAGTATATTTCAAAGGTGAGTTTTATGGAATCTTCTCTTTCCAGCTTAAAAAGCATCGTGACAACTATCACTTGAATAAAGAAATAGCAGAAAATATTCATCTTGATGGTACTATTGATTATACTATTCTTTGGAATGGCAGAATAGTTTGGGGGGACGGCGACAATGGCTTTGAGATACGTAATCCTAAAAATCTTTATGCTATTGGAGGTAACAAATACGATGCTGACATCAAGCAAGAGGAGATTGCTGGGCAGACAGAGGTTGATGCATGGATAGCAGCAGGACAACTTCCCGATGGCACTGCTATTTCTTCTAAAATCAAGAAGAATCTGCAAATGACAGCAAACGTCAAGAAGTATATCCAAGACTTCGCTAATTCTATTAATGCCATCAAGGCTGCTGCATCTACTTATGAATCATCAAGCAAAACTGATGATGATTTGAAAACATTCAAGCAGGTGTTTGAAAAATATTATGATACAGAAAATCTTATTGACTATATTATACTATCTGATTTAATAAAGAACGAGGATGGCTTTAGAAAGAACTGGCAGTGGTTTACTTATGATGGGATAAAGTGGTGGGTAGGTCTTTACGATTGTGATATGGCTTTTGGTAACTACTTTGTCGGCAACCATATTACATCAGTGCTTACAAATCATCTTGATAGCTCCACTAATGCTCCTAATGGATATATTGTGAAGTACTACGCAGATGAACTTAACGCTCGATACAAACAACTTGCTGATATGGGAATAGCATGTGCTGACAATATCTTCTCTATACTTCAAAACTGGTGTATGCGTATAGGTACAGACCTCTTTAAGGAAGAATACAAGAAGTGGCCTCATTCACCTTGTATAGCAGACAGTGTTGTGAGAAATAACTATTGGGAAGTAGTTCTGGATGAAAAAGGCAATCCAAAAACAGATACTTCTGAGACCTTTAATGCTGCACAGGCATATAATGTTGGCGATGAAGTTTCATTTGGATTTAACTCGCAGATGGGATATTTTAAGTTCAAATGTATAAAAGCTACAACTGCGCTATCTGAAAATACTCCTCATTCCGTTAGTACCTACTCTCCAATTGCTGAATTCAAGCACTGTGATAATGTCTATAGAGCACAGAAGTGGATTGAAAAAAATGTTGAGAATATGGATAAAGTATATAATTATATTAGAAATTAAAAAAAAGTAACATTATGAAAAATTGTTTTATAACAAAGTTAAGGGGAATTGTTGACAATGACCAGCTCTTAAAAATAGGAGAGTTTTTTATTGATGTAGAAAAGGTTGATAATCCAACATCATCAACTCAAATGTTAAATATCGGCATCGACAATATAGAGGCAACTATTGTTGGTGACGGTTACTTTACAGATTCTACTCTACAAGAAAATTATGGAAAAAATATAATTGCAGATAAGATTCTTTATGTTTCAAATGGTTCATATAAGATAAAACTTAGCAAGTATAATCTTGTAACATTATTGTCTTATAGTAATAATAAAGAAATTGATTCGGCATCTCTCAAATATGCTCCTAAACTTAACGAGTTGGAGCTACATATCAAAAAAAATCTTTTCTATTTAAAGAACTTGAATTTAAGTACATTATCAAGATTAACATTAGAAGGAACAAATGTTATAGGAGAGATAAAAGACCTTGCTAACAATAATTGTGTTTTGCTAAACATATACAATACTAGTCTTAGGGGAGACATAGAGGACTTTGGTGAAATAAAGAATACAGTAACCTCGCTTATGTTAAATTCTGATTTGTATATAACTGGAAGCTTAGAGAGTGTTGTAAGAATATTTCCTAATATAACGGTAATGAATATTGGTAGTACCAAAATCAGTGGTGATATATCAGAATTTTCTAAACTAAAGAATTTAGACTCGTTTTCTGCAAATAACATTTATGGTGATATTTCCTCTTTAAAGGCATGCAGTAACCTTACTAGTGTATTTTTAGTAGACTCAAATATAACAGGTGATATATCTCTATTAGGTGAAAAAATGGCTACAATAGAGTTTTATGCCAATGTCCAAAATAACATTACTTGGAAAAATAATAGACCATCTTCGTCGTCTATTTTAACGTTGATTAATGTAAATTTAGGTGATGATGTGGATGCTATGCTTAATAACCAAGCATTATGCAAAGAGACAAACAGTAAAAAAATAATTTCTGTTATAGGTACTCGAACCTCTGCATCAGATTCCGCAATTGCTACCTTGCAGAGTAAGGGCTACACAGTCTCAATCACTCCAGCATAGCCAATCATAAGTTTAACAGAATAAAGAAAGGAAATAAGATATGAATAAATTGACAAAGCAATTCAAGGTAGTTCACGAGGGCACAAAGATGGTGTTCCCTCTCACAGAGGAAGGTGACAATGCTGAGGTATTCCCGGCAGTGAATGCCACCGCAGTAGAGTTTGACATGTACTCAGAAGCCAAGGCTTATGTAGATGAGCATAACTTGGTGTATGAAGAGCCACAGTATGAATAAATAGTTATAATTTTTATGATAAAAAGGTAGGGTGAATATTTTACTCTACCTTTTGTTTTCACGTATCATAACATTTTTAGTTGTATAAAGTTAAAAATTAACACAATTAACACTGGTTAGAATTAACTTTTTCAAGAGGATATTTTAGATTATTGCTAAATATGTTGGACTCATATAACTTTGCAGCAGTTACCAAAGAGGTGGCTGCTGCATTTTTATGTGCAAAGTTAACGGATAAGGTTATCGATCCGTTGAAAAGCCGTATATTTGCAGCAGATTTACAAAAAATATAATACATAAGTCATGATAGTAAAGAAAATCAATTTAGAGAAAACCAACAGAATCATGAAGTTCGTAGCAAACTTTTTGAAGGCAGCGTACTATGTGGTTAAGTTATTGAACTTTGAGCCTTAATGTACGCATTTCACAACGCTTAGCCACATTATGGGTATGTGGAGAGCAAACATATAACTCGGATGAGCGATAGCTTCCATTCGAGAAGAAAACTCATTTTATGATGGCAGCCTGCACCAATCCACCAAGCAAATAGCAAGCCTCCTCCCCATACATATTTATCAAAAACTGTTCGGAAATATGCTGAACCACATGCAGCATTTCATGGCTGAGACTGTTCATGTATTCTGCTTTAGAAGTGGTCCAGCCGATTACTACCACCGTTTTTCTGGTATCAACATTAGAATAGGTTATCCCTTTGTTTGGTTCACCTTTGAGCACAAGATTACAGGCATCTTCGAGAGGAATGCCGCTGCATTCCAAATCCCGAAGATACCTTCTTACCTTCATGGCATCCTTTGAGTGAACGTCATACATCACATGTACCGTCCAGTCATACCTTTCCAAGTAAATCTCCTGCTCTGTCATATTTTACAAAATCTCTTCCCAAGGAATCCCCACACCATTAAATGATGTATCTGCATAGAAGCGGTTGAAGATGAATCCGTCCTGCTGATCCTCATCATCCACGTAGTCTTTGATGAACTGAGCCATTTGCTTTTCCTCCGTGATAGACGAACCGTAAAAATCAGCCAGGCACATGTGTGCGATGTAAACAGCGTCGTAGCCCACATTATTCTCCAGCACGATATTGTTCTTCTTCAGAATTTCATCAATGTCATCCTTGCTCATCATGCGGATAGGCTTACCGTTCTTCCGCATCTGCTTCACTGCCCACTCACACATCTTCTTGTTGAAGTGCCAGCCGTTGTATCTCAAGTAAGCCCTCATTTCTTCCGGCTGATAATCGTAGGCGTTCAAAGGTTGTCTGTATTTTCTTTCCATAATCTCAATCGTTTGAAATGAAAAGAGTGAAGAGGAAAAGCAAATGAATTTTTCACTCTTCGTTCTTCACTCTTCACTTAATTAGTAATCTTCTCCGTAATCACTTCTGTAATCACGTCCACGGTCTTCACGTTGGCGCATGTCGTCGTACTCTTCATGCTCTCGCATACCACTTCTACCTCCACGACCTCTGTAATCGGGCATGCGGTTGCGCTCGCCGTATCGGTCACGTCTACCTTCACGCTTCATTTCATCAAGGCAACTCATAGCCTTGCCAAAGTAGCGCAAGCCCTTCTCTACGTTATCATACAAGCCATCAAACTTGTCTTCTGTAATCTCAACCATTATCATAATCATAAGATTTTTAAAGTGAATAGATAGGGTAGGAGATTACTTGCTTGCAACCTGTTCGAGCAATCCCATCATCTTGTCGAGCTTGCCTTCCATGCCAGAAACCTTACCTTCCAGCTTGGAAATCTTCTCAGCCTGTTCCTTCTCCTTGGCTATCTGGGGGTTGAGCTGCAGTAGCATTCCCTCACAAGATTTAACGACTCTCTCGTGGTAATCTACGCTCTCCAGTATCGCCTTGGATTGTCTCAGCATAGCATCGACCTCGGCACTCATGGCTTCCTTGTTATCGCTCACCACAAGATTCTTGTCGTTTGCTATCTGTCCGTTGGCAGGTAGCTGCTTGAAATCCACCTCCTCATCATTGATCTTCACCTTCACATCAACCACTGTTTCCATAGGCTGAGGCGTGAAGCCATTATTGAAGGTAGGGTATTTTGTCTGAGGGTTGCTGACCGAAACAACCTGACCAATCTGCAAGTTCGGGTTTTCGCCCTTATCTAGGACATAGAATAAAGAATTTGTTCTTAAACCTTGAAACATAATGTAATCTCCTATTATCTATTCTGTTGTTAAACAATACCCGTCATCAGCTGAAGGGTGTTAGTGTCTCTCTCAAACCAGAGCTGAACCACTCCAGTTCCCGGCACGTCTGCAACCGTTAATGCCTCACCATTGAATTTGGTTACGGCTTGGGTTGCCCCGTTGGTCTCGAAAAGGATAGGCAGCGTACCAGTCGTTCCAGTCGGAATAGCCTGACGCAGATTTACGAAAATCGTTCCTCTGTAGCTGGCATTCACGAAGGCGTGGTTTTTAAAGGTGAACACCACATTGGCAGTATTCACCACCACGCCTGTAGAAGCGATAGCCGCCGAACCGTTACGATTCACCCATGTATAAGGTCTTAACCATAACATAGCAGCCTCCTTTCTTTAACCCCAGAATCCTGCATTATTAGCAGCATTCAGTCCGTACAAGCCAGCCTGATAAGCCACGCAGTTAGGAACCGCTGTGAATGGGCTGTAAGGCGTTGTTACGGTCTCTGGCAACTTACACTTGATACCTGCAACCTCGTTCTGAAGACCAGCCAGTACCGCATTGATAGGTGCTACCGCCTGACCTACGATTTGTGAAGTCATTGCGGAAGACTTGAAGGTACTGTTCTCCTCACGCAGCGCATCAATCTTGTTCTGCATTTCCCTCATCTCAGCCTGCTTCTGACCGTCAACGATGGTCTGAGTGCTATCCTTGATAGCGTTGTGCAAGTCGCAAGTCTGTCTCTGAGTCTCGTAGGCCACATTGGAGAAGCCACGCTCCTGACCATTAGCTACATTGTTGATGGCATTCTGCAAAGTACCAGTCTGCTGGCAGATAGCCAAGCGGTTCTCGCAGCAGCAGTTTGCAATCTGCTGAGCAATCTGCATATTACCCTGTTGCAAAGCGTTGATAGTCTGCATACCGCTCATACCTACCTGATTGCCCACGTTCTGAACCTGTGATGTCAAGGCAGAAATGGCATTCTGAATCTGTCCTTCGGTACAGTTGAGCTGAGTAGCCAAGTTGCTGAGCGCATTACGGTTGCCACCGATGGCATCCATCAAAAGGGCACGGCCATTGTCGTTGTTAATCTCGTTAGCAAGACCGCCACGACCATTATTGCCGAAGCCGCCCCAGCCATTGCCGCCCCAACCCATAAGGAAGAAGAGGAAGATAACCCACATGAACCAACCACCTTCACCGCACATTCCGTTGTTACCCTTCATGGCGAGAAGTACATTTGGATCTACACCCTGCTTCTGAAGCAGAGGAGCAAGAAGTCCAAGCATTCCGTTTGAACCTCCGTTTTGGTTTTCACCAAAGATGTATGTCTTAGATTCTGACATAATAAATGATAGATTAATCGTTTCGTCCACTATTGAACTTGGTGCAAAGTTACGAAGAACCCATCACCCTGCCTAACTATGCTCAAAATAAAATTTTCGCCCTCCAAGCCTCTGTCCATCAGTATTTTATGTTGAGTCGCCTCTTGCTCATTTATTTAGTAAAAATCTAAACTGTAAAGAAAACAACCAGCAACCGATACAACCTATCAATATTTTCACTACTTTTGCAGAAAATTACTTCATAGCGTATGGAAACAATTATTTCAATTATTGTATTTGCCGTGCTATTCATATTAGCCTGTCTTTCGTTATATCGTATATGTACGGTGGGTAAGACTAATAATAGTGCATTAGTTTCTAAGACAGATATGTATGATATGCGGTTTGCTCAAAAAATTAAAAGGCTACATGTACGTGTATTAGCATTATTAGTTTTCGGGATGATTCTTGTTGTTGCATATCATTTCATGCCAACTAGGCTAGGTGGTTACGTTTACATAGAAAGGGATTTACCTAATCACAAGCAAACTATTCATTCGAACAGTTCATGCCCTTTAATCAAAAAAGGATATAGTGTAAACGAAGTACACTACTATACATATACACCTTACTTTGATTGCTTCTGTTCTAGATGTTTCTATGAGTCAGATGCGATAAAGCTGACAAAGGGAGTAAACAAAATGTCTCATACAAAGGCATTAGGATTATAAACAAGAGAGGAGTGAGCCTTGCGCCCACTCCTTTTTCTATATTAATTCAATCTATCCAAATCATCCACCGCATCCATCATGATCCTATCAATATTCTGGTTGGCGAAGTTGATGCTCTCGGTATCGCTCGCCTTATCCCTCATCTTCTTCCAACGCTTCATCTGTTTCTCTGCCAGCTCGATTACTCTCACCTTAGCAGCTTCCTTGGAGTTTTGGAAGTGATAATACTCCCCGATATTCGTGATTCTCTTGTCAATCGGAACGTTCTTCGATTTCAGGCGGTCCACGTTAGCCATGGTCTTCTCCATTTCATCCTTGTAGTTATACCACTTGCTCTTGGTTCTCTGCAAGCTACTTTGCTCGCTTGGCGTATAGAGTAGGGAGCGAAGGAAAGGAATATCCTTGGTTTCCGTATCGCTTCCGTGCTTCACAACACCGATAGCACGCTCAGTAAAGGTAGCAGCACCACCGCCAAGACCGCCGATGTAATGGTTCAGCATACTAGGGTTCGTTACCATATCCAGGAAACTGTTGCCCAGCATATCCTCATTACCCTTGGCCACATCGTTTGTCTGGGCATTCACCCATTTGTTTACAGCCATGTAACCGTCAGGAATACCCTTGTAGGCTCTCTGCCAAGCAGGGGAATTTTCGTTCCAATCGCCACGTCTCTCAATAGGCGCACCCTTCCAGTCGGTATTTAACTCCCATTCAACGAATGGAGATAGGGCAGAAGGAGAGATAGCCTTAATGGTCTCGTTAATCGGTTCTTTGCCTGCCGAAGAGTTGCCCAGATAGTCCATCACCGGCACAAGCTGTGACATACAGCCAACGGCATCAAAGTATGGATTCTTCTGTCCGCTTACGTTTGGCGAGAAGGTCAAGCCTGCAGCCAAGTCACCCAAGCCATAGAAGGCTCTTAACTCGATGGCAAGCGGAATCGTGATAAACTGATCGCCTCCCTTGTAGATACAGAGATTGTTCCTTCTCACGTAGTCAGGCAGTTCACCGTATGGGTCCTTCACTCCCTTTCTGTCCTTCTCGTCCTCACTCGCAATCAGCACATTGTTTCCAAGTGCAGCCAGCGCACCGAGTGCAAAAGGAATGGCAAGCATGTTGATGGAAGTTCCTAAAGGATGATTCTTCAAGTTCTTCGCAAGAAGGTTCGTACTCTGAATACCAGCGTTGAAGAACATAGAGCAGTGTCTGAGATAGCCGGAAGTAAATCCGTATGCCCATCTTCTTGCAGCCTTGGATCCAGTCATTTCACCATTCTTGAAACTCTTGACAGCATCACCGCTACCATGACGGTTGAAGTTGGTAGATACTTCCTTGGCATCATAGACAGAGCGGATAACGGAACGTCCGTAATCACGGCTCGTACAGTAAGTAGTGAATCGGGCGATATTCTCAGCCACCTCATTCACGTTCTCCAAGTTACCGAAGAAGAAATCACGTACCAGTTCGCCACCTTTGTTTAGCTTGCTTCTTTCGCCCTTCACGTCCTTCTTGTATTCCTTGGTCCAGTCCTTCATGTTCTTGATCTGAACCCAACCTGTCTCACCGCCGTTCTCCATGAACTCCTTGAAGTATCTCTGAACCTTGTCAGAAGTATCAAGCGTTCCGTTACGATACTTGGCGAACAATCCCAAACCGGTAGAACCGCTGAAATCCTTCAAGTTGATATTCGATGCACCCTTATACAGACCCAGCTGTGCGTAGTACTTAGCCCAGAGTGCCCCGTATCTTGCGCCTTCCTTCGATGTAACGTTGCTTGAAGCAAACTCAGCATCACGGAAGGTGTTTCTCATCACGAACTCAGGGTTATAAGATGTACAGAGCTGTGCCATCATTCTAGAAATAGTGCTCAAAGGTTTCATGAATCCCTTGGCGCTAGAGTTCTCCAGCAACCCATTCAGCGCCTGCGCTGCTCTAGGATTTCCGTTGATAACAAAAGAATGAGTCTTGCCGGCAATCTTTACATCAACGATATGCTGTGATTTGTTTTCCGCTCTTTGGAACTTGTAGCCAATACTACCCCTGCGGTAAACCTTCGACGCCAAACCCTGTGCTGCCTTCGCCTTCATGTCCGTATTGAAGTCAGAAACTATCTGGTTGATTTCGTCTGGGGTAGCATCCTCAGGAATATCAGGATAGCGCTCATATACGATGCCAGTCATAGGGTCCTTCTCGTACCAGACGCTTGTTTCGGTAATCAGATTATTACCCGAATTATTTCGCGCGAATCTTGCGAAAGCCTGACGGATAGCATTCATACCACCATTCTTGATGGCTCTGTTGCCCATCGCACCAATCTGTGCCAGCACGTTTGTTTCACTCAGATACTTGTGTCCTCTCGCTCTCATGATCGTGCTTCCGATATAGCTCTTCGGGTCTCCCTGCTCAGTAATGTAGCCATAAGTATCTTCTGCAGTAGCATCATCATACTTTCTCAAAGGCACATACCAGTTGAACATATTAGATACATGACCGTGCAACTCCTTGCTGATGATGCCGTTCTTGTAGTCGCTGTCAATCGAATACTGGGTAGCAGCCTTCACCTTATTCCAGTAGTCCTTAACAGACCCCTTCTTGATACTCTCCATCTTCGCTTCCGAATCCATCACGCTCTGAATAGCCTCTGCATCATCGTAAGGGTCAGAAGATTTCGCCACCTCCTGAATGGCGTGCATACCCGAATAGTCATGTTCGCCAGCCTTATAGTCTGGGTCGATTTCATTGCTGATGAACTCATCCATCTGTCTGTAGTACTCCTTCAGGTCGATATTACCAGCATTCAGTTCGTTATCCAGACGTTCCTTCTCGTTACTCCAGCGGTTTTCCAAGATGTCAGCATCCTGCTTCTTTTGCTCGTCCATTCTCATCTGTCTGAGGAAGTCGCGGACAAAGAACACTCTGTTTCGCTCCAAGCCATGCTTTGTAATCATGTAGAGATTGAAGTTTCTAATCTTCTCATCATCCTTCTTTCCGTCAAAGGCATCCAGTACGTCAGCCATCGCCTTATCCAGAGGCTTCATCACGTTTCGCTCAAACATCTGAGCCGCATCGCTCATCGCGCCCTGCATGGTGTTCTGCAGCATATAAGGATTCTCCGAAGAAGCAATATCCTCAATCTTCTTGTCAGGCACAATCGCATTCATCAGTTTCTTCAACGAAAGCATATTGTCCATATAGCTCTCGGTGAACATATAGCCATGTTCATCAAGCGAACGGTGGTATCTGTCAAGTGCCGTGCCGGCAGATGGGGTAGTACGGAAGTGAATCTCACCATCTGTAGCCTCATTCCACTCAGCCTTGGTAAGATTATCCATACTTCTAACCTTACCGTCATTTCCGTAGAACATGCCATCATGCGCCACGACAGCAGGCATACGCTCATGGTCGAGACGGTATTTCACCGCCTCGGCTCTCAGTTTCCAATAAGGATCATTTGGATTCTTCTGCAAGTTCTTGCTCAACCAGAGCAGATACTTCACATCTTTAGTATTAGGAGCAATACGATAACCGATTTCGTGAAGGAAATCAGATACCTTATTCTTGATACCATTCCAGAAGCCAGCTTCACCCTTGCCATCCTCGGCGAGTCGGGCGATACCTTCCTCTATGGCATTATAGATATTCAGAGGATTGTATCTTCTCTCCTCATCCACCAGCTTCTTCAATTCGGCATTCTCAGGCTTATCCAAGTCGTACCAAACATCACGAAGGAACTGGTTGAATCTGTCTTCACCAAACAACTCTCTCATTCCCTTGTGTCCTACTACCTCATGCCAGATGGTCTTTTCGGCAGTATATCGGTCATGGATATTAGGCATGTAAAGATGTACCTCGCCAGTCTTCTCGTCATACCAGCCAGTAATCTTTCTGCCTTCCTCAACAGCTGCCTTAGCCGGCTTGTTGGTGATTTCATCAACCGATGAAACCATGTTCACCTTTGCGCCAGTCTTCTTGGCTATTCTTTCGATGTAGTTGTTGACTGCTGAGGATGGGCTATCAGATAGTTCTTCACCCATACGTTCATCACTTGGTCTTCCGTTGCGTGACCGAAGCGAAGATACCTCGCCAAATCGTACTGAGCCTCCACGTCCTTCTTGATTAGAAGTAGAGTCCCAATAATGCCCGTTTCGTCCATTCCAACCTGCTTCAAGAGCTGAATCAATATCTCTTGGATTTCTGATAGTTTCTTTGTTGATTCCATCTTTAATATAATTAATTAATTCTTCATTCCCATCAATAGGGATTTTCTGATAAACGTTATAATCATTGTATTTATTGTATTTGAATACATAAAAATTATCAGCAGTGTACTCATAATTGACTTTTCCCCGCTTATAGTTTTTGTGTGAAGAGTCTATAGTATGAGCCAACACCGCATATTCATCCTTTGGCAATTCTATCTCCTGAGGGTCTTCCTCCCGGAAGTGGGTGCCTTCATCCTCAGAAGCCTTGCGCTCCTCCTGCACCTTTACGCCCATTTTAGACAGGCGGTCAAGTACTGGCTTCAACTGCTCAGGTTTAAACTCTGCTAGCATATTGTTGCCTCTGGTCTCGAAGTTATTGCCATTAACCAGTTTCAGCAAATCTTCATCCATGAAGTACTTGCCGCCTTTCGCCTTGCTCTTCGGTACACGAAGCTCGTAGAAGTAGCCACGATTGTTGTCTATGCGCTTCACCTTCACTTCACCGTCCGATGAAGTAACCTCGTCAATACCGCCGTGCCATGATGAAAGTTCAAACTTATCAGCTACGCTGTTGATAGGCGCATCTGTAGTTAAGCCCTTAGGGTCGAATCGGTCCGGCATCAAGATACCAGTCTTCACCTCGCCAGTATCAGTTGTATATTTCACCAACTGACCGCCCAATCCCTGATCCTTACTGTCAACCAAAGCCTGCATCAGATTACCAGTTACAATATAGCCATTCTTGCGGCTCTCATTGCTAGTCAGTCTATCCCAGTTATCAAAGTTTTGGTTCAATACTCTGAGATGGCTGTCTCCCATACTGGCAGCTTGCTTGGTCATGCGGTCGATAGAACCGATAATATCCACCTTGTTTTCACCAGAACCCACCTTACCGGCGATAGGGAAAGTAATCTTTCTTCTGCCATCCAAGGTAGCGAAGGAAACGGAAGAGGCGTTAGGCGAGTAGTTATCAGTAATCTTGATGTCAATAAGTCTACCGTAACTGTTGCCGAATCCGCTCAACTCGTTAGGATTGTTCATGTCCGTAGGCAGAACGAAAGTCTGGTTGGTGTCGAAGGTGTCAAGAACACGGTCAAACATTTCTGCCTTCTCCTTCAAGTTCTTCACTACATCATCCAGCTTATCCTTCTCCTGCTTGTAGATAGTCTCGTACTGATATTCAGCATTCTTTTCTATCTGCTCATCGGTCATGCCCGATTTCTCCTGACCCTTCTTTCCATCCTTGATATACTTCTCTCTTGCCTTGGTTGCAGCCTTCACCGCACGCTCCTCATACCTCTGAGTCTCGTCCGCAATCTTCTGGTCGAAGTATTCCTTCACGGCAGTCTTCTTCTCGGTCTTGTATTCATCCCAAGTCTTGCCGCCAGTCAGTCCTTTCTGTGAAGCCTTCACCTCAGATGCCTTCATCGGTTTCTTCAAGATAGCCATGTTCACCTTTTCTATATAGGTGTTGTCGGCAAAGGCGTTATCGCCGCCCGGCTCTGCGCCCTGCTTCCAAACTTCCTTGTGGATAGTCTTTGCCTTCAGTGGCAGCTCGGTAATCTCCAAATCGTTCTCGCCCATTTCGTTGAGTCGCTGAATCTCGTTGGCGTAAAGCTCGCCAATCTCCTGCAACATCTTCTCCTGCTCGTTTACTCTCAGCAATGCCATACGTCCAAGCAACTTGCTTGCGTCACCGCCAGCTTCACCATCACCGACACCTCCACCACTGACAACAAGGTTTTGTGGGTTGATTCTACTCAAATCATCACCGTAAGTCTTTTCCCATCCGAATGGATCAGCCATGCGTGCATAAAGGTCAAGATGCTCTGCCATGTATTCCTTAACCACCTTATCACCATATTTATTGGTAATATCGGCAACTTCCATTTCGTTGAACTTGCTTTTCTGAGAAGAAGTAGTGTTGGCATCAAGTGACTTCAACTTAGCCTTGAACATCATCAGCAGTCGCTGCTCGGCAGGGATAAGAGAAACTACATATTCGTATGCGCCTCTTGCCACCTGACCGGTACGGTCGATACGTCCACGCATCTGAACCTCGTCATTTACGTCAAGCTGCTGCTGTGCCACGATCATCACACGCTTCTTCTGGTCCTTATACTTGCTCGAAGCATGAAGGGAAATACCGGTTGCTGCACTCTTGTTGAGGATAAGCGCATCAATCTTACCATCGTTAAAGTCGCGCGCGAGTTTCTTCTTGTCTGTATCTGCACGTTTCACCTTGGTAACAGTTCCGTTGTCGTTGTAAACGAACTCGGTCTGTCTACCGGTCAGCTCACCAACCTTATAGCCAGCCTTCTGCAACTCGTTCTTGATAACATCAATAGGGGAGAGTGAAAGACCGGTACTTGTCTGCTCAATCTTCTTTTCCAGTTCGTGATAAGCCTCAACAGCCTCATCACCTAAGTCTTCAAGCTTGATGTAACCGCTTTCGCTGTTATCCTTTGCATCCTTCTGGGTATAGCGAAGTGTACCCTCCAGACCCTTCTTCAAAGATGTTCCCAAGTCTGGTGCGTCCATTTCCTCGCCAAGCGCAAGATTGCCAGTCTGCGATTCATTAGTATTGTTCAACGCAATCACAGGCTTCATACCCTGCTTCAAATAGTCGATGGCACGTTCTGCAGCAGACTTCGCTTTCAACGAGAGAAGTACTTGCTGAACGGTATTGAATGCCTTGCTGGCAAATGGCTGATTCTTGATACCCAGTGCAGCCGTACCCTTCTTGATACCCATGGTAGACTGAATGGCAGCCAGCTCAACATTACGCTCATCAACGTAACTTGAAACATATTTCTTTTGGAAATTGATAATATCATTAAACAATCCGATGATACTATCATACTGTTCTCGCTGTTCCTGCACTCGCTCAGGATCATCAATAGCCTTCCAGTCGATGGTTACGCCAGTCATATCTCGCTCACGGCGAATCATCTGACCGCATTGCGTCAAGGTCTGGCTCATAATCTCCTGCAGGGTTGCACCACCACGCTTCACCGCATCAATCAAATCGGATGATTTCATACCGCCCTCATTCATGGCAGTACGCAAAGCGTAGATAGGCATGTTGTCTGGTCTCTTGGCAAAGGTAGCCGAGAAGAAGGTAACATTCTTTGCCTTCTGAATAATGTGTTGGAAATAGTTGCCCTGACCGCTATTGCCACCAGCCGTGTGGCTTTCGTCAAGGATAAGATAGGCGTTACCCATCAGTTTTTCAATAGCATCACGTCTTCTTTGTCCGCTCAGGGCAGCAGCGCCGAATGTCTTACCCTTGGCAAGCTTTTTCTCTTTTCGGGCGCCATTCTCGTCAAACTCGTAGACTCCGTTGCTTACTTGACTATAAGTAGTCAGCACGTAGTCGTATTCGTCTGGCAGTTTGCCGTTCTTTTCGATGTAATCAAGCACACGCTTTACCTCGCTCTTCGATGGCAAAGCAAATACAACTTTTCCGTCTGAGTCGGTAATGGCTGCTTCCTTGGCGCTACCGAATACGAATGGTCTCAGCTCAGGGCTTCCAATATCCACCAAGTCACGGTAAACATCGCTCAGCAAGCCAGCGGTCTTAGTGAAATATACAGGAACCTGCCCCTGCTTCTTGGCGTATCTGATAAGTGAAGCAGCCTGTCTTCCCTTACCGATACCAGTCATATCTCCGATAATAAAGGCGTTGCCCTTCTTTGCCTGCTGCAAGGCAAGAGCTACAGAGTCAACTTGCTCTGCTGCAAGATGAGAATACAAATCATCCTTATCATTATAGCCCAGTTCATCAACAAGGAACTGGTCGGCATCGCCCAACTTTTCAAGATTCTTGTTTACTGCTTCCTGCTGGTCGGCAGGCATAACTGCTTTCAGAGTGAATGGGTTTCCACTCTTAGGGGTATAGGTAACTTTCTCGGTGCTTAGTCCACGTACGGATTTGTCCACCCGCTGTAATTGTCCCCGTGGTCCGCTTCCGCTCCCGGCGTTGGCAGATTCATCAGTACTTGGCTGAGCGTCATTCCGTCCAGCTCCTCCTGATCCATTTCCTCGCTGCTCATTGGTTCCAGTGGTTGGTTCTTTGCTTGGAGAAGGCTCTGCCCCTGTTCCGTCTGCTCTACTATCTCCATCAGAAAGTCCTCCATCTTGTCTTGGCTCGGTTCCTCGTTGATTTTCCAAGTCATCATGGGTTCCTGATACGGAAGTGGAGTCAAATAGGTCAGACTCTCGCTCACCATCTGGTTTGCTTCCTCCTCGTTCTCCTGCTCGTACTCTCTCTTTAGGAGTACCAGCAGCGCCTTGTTTATCAAGTTCTGGTTGAGCACTTCTTGTTTCTCCTCCGATGGAAGAATCCATCCGTTCACCTCGTAGTATATCATCTTCAATTCGTTTATAAAGTTCGTCATAATCTTTCACGGTCTCGGCTCTAGCCTTATCCTTTACTGGTGGAAAGGCATTCTCGTCCAAGCGTCTTCCGTTTATTAATATAATACGTGTAGGGTAGCTGGTTCCCTGCTTGGCGTAGAGACTACCATCCACATTAATCACGTCCTCCACATTATAGTGGCTATAGAGATAACCAAGGAAAGCCTTATCCTTTGGGTTCAGACTTCCGTTCTTGGCGTATTCTGTCTTGCCGCCGATAATAATGGCAGCACGACCATCGTCCTTCATGCTCTCCAAGGCATTGATTGCCATCTGTCCTTCCAGGGAAGAAATCTTGTAGCCGTCATACTCCTTTGGGGTAGCACTACCGAATGGTGGGTTTGTTACCACCACATCAACGTCCTTGTCTGCAAAAGGCTGGGTTCCGTCCTGACTGGTCACGTTCTTGAAGCCCTGTCTTCTCAGGTTCGCCAATCGCTGGGCATCAATATCGTTCACATGCACCTTATCCATAGGTAAGCCGATGGTAAGCATGCCGTTGCCGGCACTAGGCTCCAGAGCACTCTCGATCACCTTGCCGTTACCCTTCACATACATATCCGCAAGGAAAGCATAAGGGGCAGGGGTAGAGTACTGCTGCTTCATCACTCGCTCAGAATCTCTCTGGTTGAGGCTAGGCTGATTCTCATAGAGCGTCTTGATGCGTTCAAACTTCACGGCATCATTGGTTGATTCAGAAGAAGCGATACCTCTTGCTCGCTTAACAATAGCTGTTTCAGCAAGCTCCTGTAAGTCCGTGTCCTTAATATCCTTCAAGCCAACTCTTTCAGCGATTTGTCTCAGCTCAACAATACCGTTAAACTTATGCTTGAAACCCAACTGTAGGTTCACGGTATCAATAAACTTCTTCTCTGCCAGCTTTCTCTGCTCGGCAGTCTTGGAGTCACCCACCAGATTCTCCTGATGCTTAGGTGAAGTCTTCTCGTAGTAGTCAGCCCACTCCTTCAAGCTCATGCGCTGCTCACCGTCACGATAGCGGATATTCATCATCTGCTCATAGATAGCATCCACGTCTTCCTTCTTGAAAATCTTGGCAGCAGGAGCAAACTCCTTGCGCATTTCCTTCACCACGTCTTCAAGATTGTGCATACCCCTCTTGATTCTCAGGTAAGCATTCTCTGCCATGGCGCTCACCAGCTTAGGCAACACTTCCAGCTGTCTAGAGTTAAGACCGACAAACGAAGCAGACAATTCATCCTTGCCGGCATTCTTGAGCATATCCCAAAGGTCACTAACCTTCTTGTTGGAAGCCGCTACTGCTGCATCGTCAGCTTTCTGCTGAGGCTTCTTTGGCTGTTCTGCTTTACCCTTCTTCTCCTTCTCGAACCCTTCTGCAGCATTCTTTAAAGATTCCATTGGGTCTGCAGATGGTTCAGCTTTAGGAGTCTCAACCTCTGGCTCAGCCTTCAATCCCTTGCGTTTAGCATAGATGCTTTCGTAGATAGCACGGTGCAAATCGTCTGTCACTTCTCCGTTCAGATAGTCCAAAGCCATATCCTTGGACAAATCGTCCACGTCTGCCTTCATAATCTCATCCTCGGTCAAAGGATGCTCCTTCTTGAACTCTGCTGCAGCCGCCTCAATCGGGTTAAACTGAGGGTCTGGGTTCTCTTCCTTTGGAAGGAGTGGGAGAGGACCTTCTTCATTCTTGCTGTCAATATACTCAGTAACCTCATTCAGGTCGCCAAACTTCTTGCCATCATACTCGTAGTATGAACCAGTGTACTCGCCCTTCTTGTTAGGCTCATCAACCTTCATCACTTCCTTGTCTCCATCAACCACAATCTTTTGCTTCATGATAGGACCATTCTTTGATGGAGTTTCGGTTTCCTCGTCCGTCACCTTAATGCGACTTTCGAGTTCCTTGTTTTCTAAGTCGTCAGCCTCTTCTACTCTTGGTCGCTCTGGTTCTGTTCCTGCTTCTGCTGGTTCATTTCCTCCTGATGCTTCCTGTTGAGGTTCTTCAACGCCTGAAACATCATTGCCTCTTTCATTTTCTGAATGTCCTGTTCCATAATCTTGCCATTTTTTAAAGTCCATAAATTCTTTTATCAACTCTGGTTTGGTAGGTGCTTCACCGAATACATCGCCCTCGCCAGTATTTCTTGCTGCTGAGATACGGTTGTACTCATCAAGCAAATCCCTGAAATCAGAAACCTTGCCTTCCAGAGCCAAAGCCATCATCTGAGAGATAGAAGGGTAGCGCTTAGCTGCATCCTCACCGAACATGTCTGGTGTTCTCAGCAGCGTATCAACCTTGTTGCCACCCTGCCTTGCCTCATAGAGCAATTGGATAGCCTGATCAATCTCATCACGAAGAGAGAACTCGCCCAACTTCATGTTGTCCATTACCGAGCGGATAGCGTTGATAGCCTTATTCTTCACCGTAGAGTCGATGCCCAGCATTCTGATAGTCTCTGGCTTGAAGATTGAACCCAAAAGAAGGTTCTTCACATACTCCCTGCCTTGTGCAGAAAGTCGCTCAGGACTATCCATCATCTGTGCCACCTCGTTCTGTCCGATGATGCCTTTATCTACTAACGTCTTCACCAAGTCGTTTATTGCCTTGGAATTGTTAAAGAATGCTTCAAGAGAACCATTTCCCTCAATCTCGGCAACAATCGCGCCTACCTCGTCAGAAGTCAAGGTCTTAGCCTTGGCTACCGCCTGTTCGGTATTGCTCTGTGTCTTCTTTTCGTTTCGGTTGAACTTAGCGAAGGTTGCTGTATCGTATGGCAATCTCTCATCGGTCACCAATACCAGACGTGGATGCTCGATTCCGCTCTTCTCAATCTGCTCTCTGGTAAAGCCGAAGTTCTCGGCATTCTCCAGAAGGTCGTTAATGTATTCACCGTCCGTACCTTCCTTTGCCGCCTTCTGTCCTGCCATGGTTCTACCATTGCCATCATATACGATACCCTCGTCAGATACCACTGGCACCTGCTCGATAGCCATACCGTTATACTTCCTAGCAATCTGGTCCGTATTCTGCTGAGCCGCCTTGTCGTGTTCATAATCACGGTCATTCACGGTTCTGCCCTCAGCATCGGTAGGGAATCCCTCAGATTTCTTGTAGCCATTGTTCACATCGTGAGAAGGAGTAAGACTTTCAGCCGGAACAATCTCATAGTGTCCCTTAATCTTGGTCTCTCCGTCAGGCAGCATTCTTGTGCGCTTGTTGCCCACCAGTCTAGGCGCATTCACAAACTTCTGTGCAGCCACGCTACCAGCTTCATGTGCGCCCTCAGTCTGTTCTGTCTTACCCACAGTCTCCGCAACCTTCTTTGCAGTCATAGTCTTCTTGATATTCTGAGCGTGGTCCAACTGCTTCTTGGCAGCTTCAATAGTCTGATTCTTCAAAGCCTCCTGCTCCATGATGTCGTTAGGCTCGGCGGTATAGTCCACCTTCATCTTCTCGGCATCCTTCAAAGCCTTCTCTGCCTTCTGAATCTGCCCGTCCACCACCTTCTCGGCATTCTCCCCGAAATCCTCAGTAAGAATCTCTGCACTCTGCTCAGGAGTCATTTTCTCATAGTCAGGTGTAGGTCTTCCCTTGCTGTCCTTTACCATAGGAACATCGGAACCGTCTGCAAATTTTCGGGTTTGCTGAGGCTGCTCTTGTGGTACTAAGTCCTCATTTGTGGTATTATTTTCGCCCGATGTGGTATTATTTTCGCCCGATGTGGTATTATTTTCGCCCGATGTGGTATTATTTTCGCCCGATGTGGTATTATTTTCCGATTTTGTGGTATTATCTTGTGGCGCCTCCTGCTCCTGCTGCGCCTTGGCAGCATCCTGCATCGCCTGTTCCTGTGCCGCCTGATTATAAGGCTCAGAGTTCTTCATCTGCAATCTCTGACGATATTCTGCAGCAAACTGGTCGATAGGCTGATTCTGAAATAGAGTAACCTCATCTGCCTTCACATAAACCATTTCCCTGGTATTAGGGTCGAAGCAGACAAGCATATCGCCGCTACCTTCCTTGGCTCTACCTGTAGTCTGGTCGAAGGCAACATCACCCGAACCAACAAGAAGTGATCTTCCGTTGCTGTCTTGCACGTACAAAGCTTGCTCGCCATTCATCGCCTGACCGTTCAATGTTCCGTGATAGCTCCAATCAGAAACAAAGCTCTTCACGTTTTCCTCTATGACATCAGCAGTAGCCTGCTGCATACCCTGCACTCTAGAGTTCGCATTGATATATTGGGCAAGTGGGGTTAACTCTTCTTGGGTCAATCCATTCTGAATGAGTGCATCGTAAATCTGTGCCGGTGTCAAGCCCTGCTGGTGCAATTTCTCAAAGGTTTGCTTGAACACATCGTTACTATCCATCGCTGCATCAAGGGCTTGCTCGGCATTGCGAAGGTTGCGCAACTCATCAACTACCACGCCGCTATCCGGGTTGTCCGTCCCCAGACTATGCTCCTCGGCAACCGTCTTTCCCTGACTGGCAGACTGGTCTGCGTGTGGTCTCCAGCTAGGGAAAAGCTCATCTTCGAGTGCTCTCTTCACATGATAGAAGATTCTGTTCTCCTCATCGGTACGCTTCATTGGGTCCTTGCGCATGATTTTGTCAATATCAATAACAATGCTTCCTTCTTTACCAAGAAGTTCTTTGATAGAAGCCATAAAGTTATTAGTATAACCTTTGCTTTCTGATCTGAGGTAGCCAAGCAAACCGTTTTTATCTGCATACTTTTCCCAGTCAAGATAGAGCGCACTCTTCTGGTTGCGCAACTCATTAATCAGTCGGGCATTATTCGGGTCTGTAATATCCTTATTCTCGTCATATCCGTTTTCTTTAAGGAATCTAAACGCTAGATTAGTGACAGTTCCATCATCATCTATGAACTGCATATCCTTCATCCTTGCGTAGCCCATCAGCGACATCATATCGTCATTATCACGATAAAGCTTCTGCTTGTAAAGAATAGCTCTGCGCTCATCGGCATTCTTATAAGATGTACGTGTAAGCAGCGTTCCGTTCTTGGTGTATTCAAGAATCTGTTTGTTCTTCACGTCGTTCACGCTGCGGTAGCTTCTGCCTCTTGTCGTGTTAAACAGTCCCATTGCCGCATTCACCTTCTCCTTGGTGCTCTGAGAAACTTCTGGGTCGTTCATGAAATCCGTGTAAGCGGTCTTATACTTCGGATCTCTTGGGGCTGTCTTCGATGCACGGTCCACCTTTGTAAAGGCATCCATTAGATTCTTGCCCGATGTAGAAGAAATCAACTCGTTCTTCTCGTCAGGAGTCAGACGAATATCCACGGCGATAGGGGAACCGTTGTCGTTTCTGCCGATCACGAAATGAGGATTGGCATTATGGGTAAGATGATGCAGAATGTTGCCCATCTTCACGAAGTTGCTAGGTTCGCCAGCCTTGAATGCACCTACCATCACAACATCTTCCAGCCAAGTGCCGAAGGAAATATCCTTATCACCGGTCACGTTGTCGGCAACCATCATGGTTCCAGCCTCAACGCCGAGACCAGCAGCCGTAGCGCCAAATTTCTGTGCGCCATGAAGCAATCTCTCTCCAGTACTCTTCTCCATACCTGTGATACCGAACTTGGAAACCCAAGGAGACATGACTGCGCCCGAAACTCCGAACATAGCACCAGTTACAGCACCATGCTCAGCGCCTTTCAGACCAGCCTCAGCGATAGCCTGCAAAGAAGTATCATCACCTGTTGAAGCCTGACTCAAAGCAGCTGTCACACCCGAATATCCTGCAAGGTTCAGAGAACTTGTAGCCGTTCTGGTTCCCAATCCCGACATGATCTTCTGTGCGGTTGTCATGTTTGCCACCTTGAAAGCCATCTGCTGTGCCGTAAGCTTCTCTGCCGCCTTCATCACGCCAGCCTTCACCAGTCCGTTAGTCAGAACACGGGTTCCTGTATTCACGGCAGCACTTGCACCAGCGCCGATTACAGCGAGTGGACCGGAATCTGCAGCCATGTTTACTGCAGTAGATGCGAATCTCGTACCGATGCCCGAGCGATAGGTTTCATCCTTGTGACCGGCAACCTTCTGAATCTCCGCATCACCATCCGCAATAGCAATACCTTCCTGCAATCTCTGTCTTGTATCTCTAGACATCACAGATGGAGCCACCACCATACCGATAATAGAGTTGCTGAGATTCTTGGCAATGTAATCAAGTGCACCATGAGGCATGATTTCCTCCTGATTTCGCATCGTCAGAGCCTTCTGAGCATAGTTCATAATCTCTGGAGTAACGTATTTGTCCACGTATTCCTCCACACTCATGTTCAGTTTCTCTGCGCTCTCGGCAATATGGCGCTGCATTCCCTTCTGCGAGTAAATCTCGTTGATTTTGCTGCTGAGATTGTTCATCAGAACGTTCTGGCGGTTCACCTGCTCCTGAGTCTGGGCATCACGGAAAGCCTGTTCCTTTACCGACTGAAGCGCATAGATGCCGCCCTTCTCGTCAAGGTTCTGCTGATACTGCTGACGTGTCAATTCCTGTGCCTCGTTCATGGAAGAATCTACAAGCTCGAGCAGATCATTACCCAAAATACCTTCGGTCTGTCCGTCATTTCTTATGAACTTATTGCCCTCAACCTCATACTGGGCAAGATTCCTAGCATCGTCCTCTCGCTGCTGCTTGGCTCTAGCCCTGCGAGCTTCAGGAGTAGAAAGCTGCTGCATCGTCTCGTTGAAGTTATTGGCAGTAGGAGTTATTCTGCTTCTGCTGATAGGGGTAGCTCTCTGCTGCTCCTGACGTGCAGCCTGTTCCTGTGCTCTCTGCATTCGCGCGCGCATGTTGCTAGCCTGAGCCTGCTGCATCGGGTTCATCTGGTCGTTGCGCATGTGCATCAACTGCCAGTTCTTCATATAGTCTGTACCAGAAGCAGTAGCCGTACTAGGCTGCTGAGGTCTCTGAGGCTGCTGCCTCTGCTGCTTATACTGAGCTGCCACCTTCTGTGCCCTCTGCGAAGTAGTCATTGGCTTCTGCTGAGGCTTCGGATTTACAGCATGGAGTCCAAGCCGCTGCGCAAACTCCTCATAGGAATTACTGGAAACAGCACCATCAGCGTGAAGCGCATCATAGAGCTGCTTTCTGTTATGATAACCCTGCTTGCCAGGCGCATACACGAACTTTCTGAAATGTTCTCTAGTTCCCGATACTGCGCCATCTGCTTTCAAGGCGTTATAAAGTTGGTCAAATTTATCTCCAGCCATATATTATTTATTAATGTTTATAATCCAAGTTTCTTTGTATTCTTATAGCCATTCTTCGACTTGCCGGCAGGCTTCGGTCTGTTTCTCGCATTCCTAGCCGCATTCTGCGAAGCTGCTGCCTGACTGGTAACAGATGCACCCTTTCTTCTTGTGGTGGTCGTTACCTCTGCGCCAGTCTTCGGATTGATGGTCTTCGTACTGGTAGAAGTAGATGTTTCGCCCTGCGGAAGCTTGCCGTATTCACGGTAGTACTCCTGTTCCCACATGGTCTTGTTAGGCTGATAGCGCATCTTGCCGTTCTTATCCTCAAACCAATACTTACCGCCAGAGCCGCTACCGCCCTTGCCTGATCGTCCACGTCCGCTTCCCTTATGGGTAGCATTATACTGTGAAATGCTCAGTCTTCTGTTGGTCTGCTCGTCCTTCGCCTTATCACGCTGCTGCCTATACTCGAAGTCTCGCTGGTCCTTCTGCTGCTTATACTGTGCTGCTGCAGCATCCTTGCCCTGACGGTAGTCGAACTTATCCCTGGCAAGCTGATTGTTTCTATCTCTCATGCCAAGAAGCAGTTCCCTGTAGGCGTTCTGTGCATTGGCAGCACGTTCCTTCAAGCTGAGATTAGCCTGCTTGTAAGCCGCATCTGCGTCAAGTGCAGCTTCCTTCTGTCTCTGAGCCTTTCGGGTCTGATAGCCCTGTTCCATCATGGCAGTAGGGTCGTTGAACTGCTGCAGAGGAGCACCCTTGGAAGTATTCACGATATTTCCCATGTGACGGATGGCATCGGCTAGGGTAGTCATCATTTCCATGTTACGGGTTCTGCGTCTGTCATACTCATCAGGGGTTTCCCCTTCTCTCATTCCCGGTCTCTTCTTTGGTATGAGACTGCCAAGCCACCCGAAGAAACCACCGTCCTTCTTGGATGGGTCAGACTGGAATGCCGGCGCTTCCTGCTTCTGGGATTCTGCCGTTCCCGAAAGGGTAGAAGAAAGGGAATCATAGCTTGGTGTTCCGTCTGCATTCCAACCGGTAGGCTGCTGAGGCATATTCGTGAAGTCTGTAACCGGTGCTTCCCCAGTCTGTACTGGCTGTACTGGCTGTACTGGTTGAACTGGCTGAGGCTGAACCGCTGGCGCTTCATACTTTCCTACAGCACCACCATTCGGCTGAAAGAAATTCATACTCGCTGGCTGAGGGGCAACGGCAGGAATCTGCCCGTTAGGAGCACCCTGCACCCCCTGGTTCATCACCTGATCATAATCAGGATGCTTCGCCCTCATCATGTCCTGAACAGCCTGAGGATACCCACTAATCGTAATGGGCGCCTTCTTAGGCTGCTGTGTATTCTGATTATTTACTCCTGCCATACGTCCTTTACTTTCTTTAGTGCATCAACAAAATCCTTGCCACACAATACAATTACTCCATAAAGGTCTGCGCCTTCCTCTGCATGATCAGAAGAAACTCTATTTTTCTTTGCATGTTCAAGCTTATTCTCCTCTTCCTCGCTAAGTTCAGGCAGCTGAGAAAAACGGAAAGGCTTATCCTTTTCTAAATATTCAGATTCAATAAGCCACTTTTGCAGACCTGCATTACAAATTTTCTGAATATGCTCAAAATGCTCTAAGTCCTCTTTGATTCTTCTCTTGTAACTTTCCTTAAAAGCATCCAACTCATTCTTGGTAGCCGCCAACTTTTCTTGCAAGTCTGCAATCACCTTCTCTTTGTAAGCGAGAGCTCTCTCGGCACTCTTCAAAGCCTGAGCATCAATCTTGTCAACAACCTTGTCGGCAAGCTCCTTCTTCAACTTCTCATTCTCCCCAACATATTTCAGACCTAACTCGGCAAGATTCTTCTCACGAATCTTTGTAAGGCGAAGTTCCTCTGCAACGTCAGACAAAACTGCGTTCTTGTCATGGATGATGCTGTTCAACTTGGAAATCTCCTTGCCGAGACGCTTAATCTTGTCTGCCTGCTCAGTAATGGTTTGCTTGGAAGAACTGGCAATTTCCAATATGTCGAGCTTTTCATGCTCCAGCTTCTTAATCTTCTCTGACTGTTCGTCAACCAAGGCTTTATCGAAGTATCTTGCAGGAATCTCGCCTTTTTTCAATTCCTCATTTTCCTTCTCCAGAACTGATTTTTCATAATAGAGTCGGCTGATACTGTTCTCCTTCTTCTCTACAAGCGAAAGCAAACGAGTAATCTCTTTATTCTGTTTGTCAATCTCCTTTGCCTGTTCATCCAACAAAGCATCGTTGAACTGGGAGGCTGATTCTTTAAGGGCAGGGTTGCCTTCATTAAGAACATGTTTGTAGTAAAAATCAGCTTTTGGGGAGGCTGACCAGCAAATGATACGTTTCTTTTCCTCTGGCTGCTCTTTACCAGGAACAGTCGCATTGCTACGCTCTTCAAACTCCTTCTTCAAGCGAGCCTCACGCTCAAACCATTCCGCAGGAGACAAACCAACGATCAATTTATTTGCATTGGCAACCTTTATGGCTTTGCAAACTTCTGGCTTCTCAAATTCTCTCATTGCGCCAGCTTGGTTTACGACTTCCTTCGCCAAAGCCATGTGAAAACCTTCTTTCTCCAATATCTTTTTTGCTTCTTCAAATGTCATATCTATATTATTTTAATATTTAACTTTTCGTGAATATTTCTATTGAGGAATGCACGAATTCCTCAAATGCGAAGGGAATGTTATCAGCTTCATCTTCACATGTTCTCTTCTTTAATTTCGGGAGACTATTTAGAAAAGGCTCTCTGTTCATGTAAGCACAATCTAAACCTTTTGGTCTGTGATGCCTTTCGTATTCTTCTCTACTACACGGAATAATCTTTGTTATATTCATAATCTACAATATTTAATATTGTTAACACTTTCCGAAAAATTAGGGGGTGGGGAAAATCGGAAAACCGAAATCCAAAATGAGGGGTGGGGGGAGGAGGATTTTTATTTATGTATTTATATACTATAATTACAAACGGTGGTCAAAGGGGGTGGGGGTCTTGGGGTGTCCCTCTATGCCCTTGCCTCGACCTTGCCTTGCCATCCTCGCTGCCCTCACCGCTCTACACCCCAATGTGAGGGACCTTCGGTTTCTTCTTGTTGAGTTCACCCACAGCATCATCCAGCAGAGTGTGACCGCTAGAGGTGGCAGGATTCAGCAAACCGCTCGGATTGGTCTTGTATGACTTGCCAACAGCTACGTCCGTTACATTTCTGTTATCAAGCGTTGGTGTCTGATTGCCTAACTTGCTGTCATTCAGCGCCTTTGTGCCTTCGAGTTGTGACCCCAACTGGTTCACACCTGCCGACATCAGCGCATTTGACATATTTTGAGCCGCATCACTGGTTGCCTGCGCCTTCTGCTGCTCTATCTGCTGGCGCTCTTTTGACAACTGCTGAGTGTTCTGCAGATGGGCATCTGCGACATGCTGCTTGCGTGAGGTGTCTTGTGCTGCGATATTGGCAACCGTGTCTCCAATCGTCTTGTTGGCGGCTTCCTTCGCCATTGCCACGCTGGCAGCAGTTCCACCGCCAACAGCAGCAGCGCCATCAGCCTTGCGGATATACTCGTTCTGTACTTCCTGCGCTCTTCTCATGAGGTTTTGTCCTGCTTTGGTGTCTAGATAGTCCGTGTTGTACTCCTTGTCGTACCAAGCCTTCTCAGCGTTGCTTCTGTACTTGTTCTCATTCTGCGCCTTTCTAGCTGCCTTCTTAGCCTTGTTAGCACCAAACAGAGAGGACGCAACAGAGCCAGCCAGCATGGCAGCAGTCGCAATCCACTCTTTCTTCTCCCCAAGCACTGGGGAAGAGGTCAAATTCTTTGGGATTTTTGATAATATTTCCATCATAATTGCAATTATTTAGAGTTTTCGAGGGCAAATATATAATATTTGGGGGTACGTTTTGCGGTATTCCAAGCTACCCTAAGTTTTCGCCAAAACCCACAAATTTGTTAGTCGGGGCGCAAACATCTACGAAACCGTTTACCTCAACCCCTCCTAGAAGCCTTATTTTGTAAGATAAACTGCCAAATAGCCAAAAACGCTAACAGCTTGATAATAAAGATTTTAGTCTCGCTCACTCACTAAGGAAAACAAAGACAGAATGTAAAGAAAGTTCTTATTTCGCAAATGAAGTTATTTTGCAAACAAAAAAGCGGTTTGCATAAATAGGTACGCACGTGCGCATAGTAAAGTTTAACATTTCGATTTTAGGCTATTTTGATGTTTGTCTGACACGAACAAGCACGAACTCCTCTCATTTTCGCTGATTTTTGCGATTTTCGGGCAAATGGTCGGGATTTCTCCCAAATTCGCAAGTTTTGAGCCGTTTAAGAGCCATTTGCAAGCAGATTAGAGCCTATTTTGTAGGTTTTTCGTAGATTTTATGGTTTTGTGCAGGATAATGCGCTCATCTAGAAATGATGAGGTTGAAGGATGATTTAGGCGGTTTTTATTTCATAAATGAAGATTCTTTGCAAATAAAAAATGGAGATTTTGTTTTCCTAGTTGGGGAAGTGGTTTCTTATGGTTGGAGTTGATGTGGGTGTATCTCTCTGTAGGGTGGAGAAGAAAACCTTCGGGGGATAAGGGGGCAGCGCCCCCACGGGCGCAAGCGCCCTCCCCATGCCGTGTGGGGGCTAGCGCCCTTCCTCCTCTTCGATATTTACGTATGTGAAAATTGCAGAGACAATGGTTATAACACCAGCAATAGCGGTTTTACATGAATCCCAGCAAAAACCATGCATAATAAAACCTAGAGTAAGAGAAGCGCCACAAACCAAAGATAGCACCGCACACAAAACCAAGGCTGTTTGCTTTTTGTATTTAGGAGCGACATAATGACCAGCGCTAATAAACCCGTAGCCAGTCACCCCTGCTCCAACTACAAATATGAACAACTCGCTAATAATTGATGTTCCACCCCAAATGAATGAACTCATCTTGTTTCCAAAAACTACAAATGCGTTTGCGACAAATGCAGCTACAGCCGAAGCTGGTAAGACTGCAATCCATCTCAAGATCTTAATTAAATTTTCTTTCATCTTGTTATTGTTTTTAATTCATCAACTTGTTTAAAGAACTCGTCTATATTGTCAGACGTGTAATGAACACCATTATAACGGATATAAGAAGCAAAATCGCTCACAGATGAATCCTTCTGATAATCAGCAAACAATTCTACCTCATCACAACCGATAATCTTTGCTATCTCTTCCAGCCTATCAATGCCGAATTTATTGCGCTTTATCTGTTGTGATAGCGTTGTTGCTTGTCTTATTCCCAATGCGGTAGCCAAGTCAGCTAATTTAACTCCGTGCTCTTTGCAGCACTCTTTTATACGTAATTTAATCATATCTTTCTATTTTTCGGCAAAGATACGAAAAGTTTCGCTTTTATGCAAGAAAATTAGGATTAATTTCTTTGATATTCGTTTCTAAACGCATCAAATGTGAATTTCTTTAAATATTTCGCTTTAAAACGCAGGTTTTTAGTTAATATTCGTTATAGAACGAATAAAAACGAAGAATTAATTTGGTAGTTTCGTTTTAAAACGCTACTTTTGCAATCGAAATCAAGAACAAGTTCAAGATTTCAAGAGGAAAGATGGCACGTTTAGAACTTCACGTTTAACTACCTCTATAAAAGTACAGATTAGTCGGGAAAGTCAGAGAGATAGAACTCTTCAAACATCAAAGGAAAATGCAACCCAGTTAGCGAGACTGTAAAAGAGCAAAAGACAAAGAAGTCTCAAACACTCATCACGCAAGATGTAAAAACGCTAGTCGTGTTAGACTAGAGAAATATCGAAACACGTTGACCCACGAACGTTAAGTGAGGGAGCTAGGCTGCATGTAGCTTGCAGACGTTGGGCGCAAACGTATACCTGCACAATTTTGAAGTTTAACAATTTAACAGTAACAAGGTATGAAGAAGTATATATTAGTACATGAACCGATAGACCCAAACGAGTCTCCTAGTATTGTTAGACAATTCGATACTAGAGAAGAAGCAGAAGCCTTCGGGTGGAAGACAATGGGTAAACTTTGGGTGTATGAAATGAGTTTATAACTGCTGGGGATAAGGGGCAAGCCCCACGGGGCTGACGCCCCTCCCCAGCCTAACGGACAAAAGATTATGAAAGAATATTTAGTAGATATATATAGAATCCACAGACAAGCAAACGGAGATATATTCGCAGAGAAAAATTTCTCCAAAGTGCTTAACGAGAATGTTGTAAAGCATGCGAAACAAGCCAACAAGGAAGTTGGCTACAAGTATGTAGGACGTTTCAAGGATATATACGGTAACTATTACACCCAGTATGAACGCAAGGACGAAGAGTTATCTACCAAGGAGTGTGAAGTTATCTACAAAATTAAAATAACAAGATTATAAATAAGAGACAATGAACAAGACAATAACCCTTACGAGTGATGAGATAGTAAATATCACATCAGCTATTGAAGACAGAATAATCCTTCTAGAGGATTATCTTTCAAACAACGATGGCACTCCCGCAGCGCACAAGCGATTGAAGGAGTTTAAAGAGATTAAGGCAAAGTTGAACAATTAAATACAAGAGATTATGGCAGTTAAAAGAGACCACAAGGAAGTATGCAACGCATTTGACAACTTGCGTCAAGAGTTAGGCGATAGCGCAATGCTAGATAGCCTTTATCAGTTTATCGGCACAAATGAGCTAGCCGATTATATTGAACTTATCGCAAAGGATGAGGATATTTATATAAGCTATGATGGCGAAGTAGATACTTCACGACCTTATGACGATGAGGACGAAGAGGAAGAGGAGGAAGAAGAGTAACTAACTAGGTGGGGAGCAATCCCCACCACAATACTACAAGAATATGAGAAAGAACAAGACATACGAGCAGCAGAAGAAGTTCTATGACGAGTACAACGACTATGAGAGTTTAGGAGCCATCTTTGTGTATTGGCTTGAATGCGGCAACATGACCGCAGCACAGATGCAGGAGACCTACAGAGAGTGCAACAGAGAGTGCAAGGAGTATATTTTGGAAGACCTCTTCCACCTTTGTGATCCCAAAACGTTTTATCAGTTCATCAGAATCTTCAATTTCGGCAAGAAGTGAGAAAATGGAGCGGTCAGCGAATAGAGGAGCACTTCCAGTTCAAGACTGGAGACCGCACAATATTAACAATTTAAAAGAAAGGATTTAGTTATGGACGTTACAATTTATGTTTTATGCGCTTTGTTTGGCGCATTGGCAGGTTACAGAATCAGAGACGCTAAAGATATGGAGGACGAGTAATATGAAGAAGAATAAGCTAGAACTTACAGACAAGGAGTATGACGCTTTAAGAGCGTTACTCTATCAAACAACAACAACAGCCTATGCAAAGGCAGTAGGATGCACAGTCTTTATGGCTGCACATTTGGAAATGTTTCCGAAAACGTTTGACACATTGAAAGTAATAAACAAGAAGATTAATTCATAAGACAATGAAGAAGAGCATTAAGTTAGTATTGGTAGTGGCAGCGATAGTTGCCCTACCACTTATGGTAGCAGGGATGCAGGGTGTCATCAATGACAAGGAAGTCCTTTTAGACTTCATCGAGTATTGCAAGACTTGCGAGAATCTTCGCCAAGTGAATCCAGCCAAGGACTATACCAAAGCCAGCCTTCACGAATTGAAGAGCGCAGCACGCTTTTACGAGGAGCAGGATGATTTTGCAGACTGCACCGACTATCAGCATCAAGCAGAGATAGACAAGATTATTGGTAGAACTTATAACGCAAGAATGACTTATGGACGATAAGGAGTTTAAGCTAGTAATACACAACTACTTGAAAAGTGAATTGCTAGCAATGCCAACAGAGCAGGCTTTAGATACAATATTTCGGTACTATGGTTCAATAAATCTTCTTACACAAGAGTTTTATGAAAACTCGGTAGAGCATGGAACCATAAAGAAAATGAACAATAAAAAGTAACAATTTAAATTATAGGAGATTAAGATATGAACGTAAAAAATGCAACAGAGATTGGTGGGAATTATGTAGGTGTTGAGGTTAAGAGCATCCAAGACGTTGTGAAAGCGCAAGCCGCAGGACTTATTATCACAGACGAATGCGGATGCCGCTATAACTACTGGGATGTGGACGAGGAGACCGGAGAAGAGCGAGAGCCAACAGAACAGGAAATCTTCGACCGAATCGCAAAGGCACTCGCAGACGGAGAAACGGTTCATGCATGCATGGAGATTATGGACGGGTTGTATATAGCGAAGGAATACAACACAGTTATGCATACCGACTTCTATGTAGGTCAGAAGGTGTATCTTTTGCGTGATAACAAGATAGTTGAGGACGAGATTATTTATATCAGCCTAGTGAGAAGTAAGCACGGAGACGAGCGTAAGTTTGTGTTAGGTGGAGACCAAGGACGCTACATGAAGTCAAATCAGGTCTTCGTTACCAAGCAGGATTTAGTAAACACTCTGATGGCTGAGTAAGTTTAACCCGAGGGAGAGCAATCTCCCTCATAAAAAGTATTGAATATGACTAACGCTATAGTTAAAGATTTGTTGGCTAAAAATGATTGGAGCAGAATCATATTCCGTTTCCAAACAAAGACCTACACTTTGTGGAGTTGTGATAAATTCCAGATAGATAGCTTTTGCATATATATCTACCCATCTGATGATAGGCGAGAAATGGACGTGTTAGACATTGAAAGTCTGATTTCCATGGATATTCAGAAGAAGAAACTGGAAGATATAGTAGAGGAGATTAAGCCATGACGATAGTAATAACATGCTTCCGAGACGCCATCCACGTAGATAAGTTCGGGCACAGATACAGAGCAAAGACAACTTGCATCATCAAGCAGACACCATTTGCCGAGAGATATTATCTCACGAACGGAAAGCAGGTAAGCAAGAGCACTTGTCTTGAGAAGATAAAGTAGAGGTTATTGTTAAACTTCCATAGGGTGAATGCGGTATCCAAGCCGCTACAGATGGTTGCAATGTACCATCCACCCACAAGTATTAATTTTAAAAAGAAAGGATTTCGTTATGAGAGCTGGTTACAAGACCTACAGAGGTCAGAAGAATTTCTATGACAAGAACAATATGCACAAGAATTTAGGCGAAGTGTTCTTTTATTGGTATATATGTGGTACCAAGAACGAGCAACAGATACAGAGAGCTTATAGGGAATGCAGACAAGAGTGCCGAGAAGTTTTGCTTGACGAACTTTACAGAATTTGCGACCTCAAGCTTTATCACACGTTCGTAAATATATTTTTGTTTGGTCATAAATAGACAAGTGGCGTTATATGAATAAAGGACACAACGTTTAATAAGTAAAAAGGAAAGGATTTGATATGAAAAAGTATGTAGTTGAGGTAGTAGAGAAAATCACCTACAAGGTAGAGTGTGAAGCCATGAGCGAGGAGCACGCAGAGAACTTCGTCAGACATCTTTTTGATTCCGGTCATTTAGAAGGCACTGGCGAGTTGGAGAGTGTTACATTTGAAGTAGAAGAGAAGGAGGACAAGTAACATGAAGAAGCAGATAGTTTTTGTATTGACAGAACTCTATGGCAATGATAGTGACACAGAGGTAAACGTTTTGGGAGTCTATACCACCAAGACCAAGGCAAAGGAAATGCTGGCAGAGAAAAAACAGAAGGTGTTGGAGTCATACGAGCAAGCCTTTTGCGGTGAGTATGAGGTTTCCGAGGACCACCCGACACTCTTCGAGATTACTCACAAGAATGAGTATATTTGGGAGCAGTTATTAATAACAGAGAAGGAGTTAGTATGAGCAAGCGTTTTAAGTTCAATGAGCACGGTGTTTGCATCAATCCCGACCAGTCGGCAAAGGTTGGCAAGGATACAGCCTTTATCGAAATCACTACAGCATTGGTTAGAGGTAAGTGGACGTATGGAATCAGATACATGCTGGTAGACCGAGGGGGATTCTGGGGCAACAATCTCAGCAACAAGGATTGGTTCAAGACGCAGGAAGCAGCCGTGAAGCATGCCCTTGAATGGGCAAAGAAGTATCTGTTAAGACAGATAGAATCAGAAGATAGTAACAATACAGTCTGCAAGAAAGCAGGAAAGCTGCTTGATGAAATCAACAAGCTTCTGCCGAAGCAGACCTATACACAGATGGAATTATTTGAATTTATATAGAACAAAATTATGATTTACAAAGCAAAAGAAGGAAGCAAGGCTTACGAGTACATCAAGAGCGTTTGCGAAGCTGAGGAAAAAGAGTACAAGGCTTACGTTAAGAGAGTGGAAGATACTATTGGTTTTAAGTATAACCAATATGTAGGTTATTATCCAAATTGTTGTTTTTCTCGCAAATATCTCATTACGGCTCTGATTGTAGAACGAGAAATGTGGGAAGAGCTGGATAAGAAGATTTGGAAGAAAGAGAAAGCTGTCAGTGGGATTTGTGTACAAATCGTTCCGAACAAGAGAACAAAGAAAGGAAAGGAAATTGCAGCTGCCTTTTCTTCTTATAATGCGGTTACGAATCATTTCAAAATTTTTAAAGAATTGGGAGTAAGTGAACCGGAGAGTAACAGCTTTTCTCTTACACAATTACTTCACAAAGGGAGTTGTTATTTTGTCTATTTTGATGATAGTATCAGAGCAGATAAAGAAAATAACGACCTCGTAGAAATAACTATGAACGAGTATGAACGTTTAATTAGTGAACAATCATGAACAAGCAAGAGTTTATTTTCGTCTTCCCTCAGTCAGGGGAGACGATTACAAAGGAAATGAATCCTTTGGCAGTTAAGGACGCTGCAATCAAGTATCTGAAGACTCAGAACGAAGTGAGAGGGGATATTTGCATCATCAAGGATAGCAAGGAGAACGTTATTGCCATGGGATACGTGAGTGACAACATGAAAATCTCCTTCTTTACCGAGGATGAGACCGTCAACGACATTAAGCCGATAGGAGTAATCGAGGAAGGAGGTAAGTAATGAGTAAGCAGGAATGGTTTGTGCTGTTCATCTTTCTGTTCACAATATTGATGGCAGTACTGGGATAAAGGAAACGAGTATGGAAAAGGCAAGAATCGTATTATATGATGATTTGGTAATTATTGACGAGACGGAATCCTTCTTCACGGACGCCAAGAATCTGGAATCAATCGTTATCTCATGCTTGCGCACCACTCCAGGCGCATTGGTAGCTGAGGTTTACGTGAAGGATAAGTTGAAATCGAAAATGACCCTTACCAACAAGGGCAAGCCAAAGAAGATGAGCATCCACCCCAACTGGGGTGGAAGGCGAGCAGGAGCAGGAGGTAAGCGCAAGGGCGAAGAAGTCCTATCCAGCAAGGTATGCTTTCGTGTTGACGAGGAAACATTGGAGTTCCTCAAGAAGCTTCTAGACAAGAAGGGCGAGTATATCCGCAAGGCGATACAAGAGAAAAGAGAACGAGACAAGGAAAAGGGTAGTCAGTAATGGCTACCCTTTATTCGTTTATTACATCTTGCCTTCCAGCGCATCAAAGGCAGACTGTACGTCCTTGCTCAGAGTTCGGGCGTATCTTGTGGTTTGGCGCAAGGTAGTATGACCGAGCACCCTTGCCACGATATTGATAGACATTCCCTTTGAAAGGAAGAGCGTAGCTGCTGTGGCACGCCCCATGTGAGAGTGGAGACGGTCAACCCCGACCATCTGTCCGATAACTTTGAGATAGTCGTTGTATTTCTGATTGGAAATCTTTGGCAGCGAGAAATCGTATTTTTCAAGAATCTCTACAGCAGGGGAGAGTAGTTGGAACACGAAATCAGTATCCGTCTTTGTGCGCTTGGCATGATAGAACATCTTGCCATCCTTTTCAACGCAGTTGGCGTAATCGAAAGAAGCAAGGTCAGAGTAAGCCAGTCCGGTGTAGCATTGGAAGAGAAACAAATCTCTTGCCGCCTGCAAATGAGGAGTGGAAAGGTCTAGCTTCTTGATGTCATTGAACTGCTCTTCGGTGCAGCAGTCAACATACTGCTTTTCTCCCTTGCCAATGTGGAATGGCAGAAACTTGTAAGGATTCTGCTCCAGCAAGCCGTCTATCATAGCATCATTGATGAACAGCTTGAGATACTTGTGGTAGTCGTAGATGGTGCATTGAGCCTTGCCCTGCTTGTGAAGATACTCATCCATGGCACGCACCTTAGACACGTTGCAGTCAGAGAATGAGATAATCTTACCCCACTCCTGCAGAAATCTGATAAACACAGCGTAGCGCTTCTTGGTATGATCATGTACCTTGCGTTCATTCATTCTCTTCTTGCAGTAGTCAATGAATGAAATGTTCTTGTCTTGCTCGCCATTGAAAAGCGCAGGAATCAGAGACAAATCCGTGATACCTTCCTTCAACATTTTGTTCAAGACGATGCGACCACGCTCCTCAAAGGCTTCCAGCTGCTCGTTGAGTACAGCAGCATCCTTGTGCTTGATAATGCGATTTTGGTTAGAAGACCACTGGTTGGGAGTGACCTTGATACCGGTTGAAATGTACTTGCGCTCAGATTTGTAACTGAACCGCAATTCGATGGAAACTGGCTTCTGTGAAGTCCCTCTTTTCAACCGATTGTGAACGAAGCTTAAATTAATACTAGCCAT